CCATTTATTATTTTAATTTATGCATTTGTAATGGGAGTAGGAGATAAATGTTTAGATTGTATTAATGATAAATATATTGAAAATAAATTATTGTAAATATTTATCCGGTTGTACTATAATTCCAAAACTATATTTGGATTTAACGAATCCGTTATTTAAAGCTTCTACAAGTTTAGGTATTTCAGAATTTAAAAAATCTAAATGACTTAAATATTCTAAAGTTCCTACTCCTGGAATTTCTATTTTTTCAAATCCTGTATTAGTTAAATGTGAGGTATATGTATATTTTAGATAATCCACACTGTCTAAAAATAGTGTAATATATGATAAATTTGGAAGTATATATTCAGATTCGGTGTTTATTTTAATACTTTTATTAAACTTTGAGATAAATTCAAGGCTAAAGTTTGATGTAAAATTCCATAAATGTAAATTTATAACGCGATTCATTTATATTGTTTTTAATTAAAAATTAAAAATGTATTAAATATAAATCAATTAAATAAATATAAATCAATTAAATATTAAAGATGTGTTAAATATAAATCAATTAAATATAAATCAATTAAATATTAAAAATTAAACAATTAAATATAAATCAATTAAATATTAAAAATGTATTAAGTATAAATTAATTAAACATTAAAAATATGTTAAATTATATTTTTTACATTTTGTAAAAAATATAAACTTTATGTTTTATATTTTAGGGGCTACGCCCCAGGATTTATAAATTATAAATAGTATAAAATTTACAATATAATATATTTACAATTCTTTACAAATAAGCATTGATGCAAAATTTATTTCAGAATCATTAAAATACTCATTACAATTTGAAACACTACAAATATATGAAATAGAACCTATTCCTGGAATATTAATTGGTTTTAAAGGATCTGAATTAGATTGTGCTAATTTAAAAATTTGTGAATTTTGTAAAACGGATATTATATATGCACCTGTAGGAATTGTATGTCCTGTATGAGTGTATACTTCATTTAAAAAATATTTAGAATAATTTTGAGTAAAATAAAAAAAGTGAGAAGCGCTCATACTTATAAAAATAAATAAGTATAAATCTGTAGAATCAATTTTTTATTATAAATGCGATTTTTTAATTAAAATTATTCCATTAGTATTTCCTGATTCTTCAAAAGAACTTGTAAATAATGCATTTAATTCTAATATTTGGGAAAATTTTATTTCTGTTGAAAGTACGCTTAAAGTTCCTACATCTGATATTTCAATAGATCTGATATTATTCTTTAAATAATCTTTATATAAATTTGTAAATGCGTTAATAAATCTTAAATAACGAGTAATTCCAAATAAAGTAGGAGTTATATTAGAATTTTCTGGAATATTATGTTTTTTATAAAAGTGTTTAATAAATGTAGGTCCAAAATTAGTTTTAATATTAAAAAATATTAAAACTTCAGTATTTCTAGAATCAACAGTAATGTTATTATGTAATGAAAGACTCATTGTATTCAAAAAAAATAATATAATTTATTATTTTTTTAAAGAAAAATCCATTTTTTTACTGATATTTATAATAAATTACAAATATTAACCATATAAATAATAAAATTAAAATTAAAATTAAAAATATCTTAGTTTTATAATATAATAAAGCTGCAAATAACAATATTAAAAATATTACTGGTAATATTACATTATAACTGTTGTTATACACATCATTATTTTGAATCTGTATTTTTGAATCAAATAAATCTTTCAATGGATTAGAATTGTTATTTTCAGTATAATGTCCTGGGATTAAAAGTGTTTTATTTATATCTTTTACTATAGAGGGTAAACAGTATTTATATACAGAGTATGTTAATTCACTACAAATACTACCTATACTAGTTGCAAGATTAGATTTTCGTAATTTAAAATCATTAATAATATTATTATCCTGTTGTATTTCATATGTAGTCCAATCGTATAATTCTATTTTAACACAATTAGATTCTATAAATCGAGTTAAACGATTCACAAAATCAGAAGTATAATATATATCTTTTAATGGAAATCTTAATAATTTAAAATTAGTGTATCTACTTTCTCGTAAATACATTTTTGGATATTTTAAAGATTTTATTAATTCTAATATAAACATTTTTCCTCCATCTCGCACTATTTTAATTTTTGGAAAATATGAGGGATCTAATCGTATACATAAAGTTGTATGATTATAATCACTAAATGTAATATGTTTAATAACACTTGCTAATAATCCATCAGATGAATTTACATATAAATCTCCAGTTCTAAATTGTGAATAATCTATATTCATTTTTAATTTAATATAATATTTTTAATTTATATTAAATTTTATTTTTTATAATAAAGCTATATTTCGACTTGGAACACTTTTTATATTAGAAGGTGGTACATATAAAGATTCTTCAAGAGGAGCTACAGGATTTTTAACAACTCGAGTAGTCCTTGAAACTGGTTGAAATGTAATATCTTCCTCAACATATTCAGTTCCTCGAGATTGATCAATTTCATTTAATTTTTCTCGAGCTTCAGAAATAATTTTTTTAGTCATATTAACACCATTAATACGAGGTTTAATCCATATACTAACAATAAAATGTACAAATGCAATTGGAATAATAATTGTGTTCCATACTAACGCTTTAAGAACATCTGGAATAATTACACCATTAGTTTTAGTAATTGCAATAATTCCAAAAATAAGAATACAAATTATTAATATTAAACCAATTACAAATCCAAACCAACCTCCGATATTACTAGTTCTAATTTTAATAATTCCATAAACAGTGATTAAAATAAAAAATACATCTACAATAATCATAAACAATAAAATACTTCGGACATAACCTACATCAGTATTAGATGTGTCTAAAGTAGGACTTCCTAATTGTTGATATGCCACACAACTAGAGTATAATGCAATAACTAAGAGCACAAGTGCAATAAGTAGGACTATTGTAGCTGAAAGATAATTAAACATATTTTTAAATATAAAAGATTATTTTTTATATAGTTAAATATTATTTAATACTTTTTTTAATTTTATATTTTTATTTAAATATAAGAGTGTAAAATTATTTTTGACGTCTTAAAATCAAATATATAAAAACTAGTAAAAATATTAAAGCTATAACAAATATAAAATATTCAGAGTTATTAGATCCTAAATCTGTTTTAAATATGTGTTCAATTTTAATATTTTCCGATTTAAAATCTGACATTTTTTTAAATTGCGATTTAGATTCTTTTTGAGAATTGAGTCGTTCTAATTCACGATTATAATATAAAATTACTCGGATTAATTCATCATATTTCATTTCGTTTAAAGGTTTAAACTTTTTTTCATAGTTTCTGGGTACTATAATTCCTTTGTGAACAGTTTTATCTGGAAATTCTGAAAATAATTTAAATGCATATTTTTGTAAACCGTCTAATTGGATATATGTATTTCGTAAATTTGTTTCAGTTATAATCATTTTAAATATAAAAAAAATATTATTTTAAATATAAGTATAATATATTTAAAATATGAGTTTAAATAATTATTATACCGATGCAATTAATAATTTAGAGATATTAAAAAAGAAAAACACTGTATGTTTAAATTATGATAATGAAACAAAAATACCTAAAATAATTTGGCAAACATATAAAACTGTAAATCTACCATCTGAATGGGAAAACACCCCAGGTGAATGGAAAAAATATTTTCCAGATTACGATTATCGATTACAAACTGACATAGATAATCGAAATTTTATTGTTTTACACGCTCCTTGGTTTTTACCGTTTTATGATAATTTTAAATACAATATAATGAGAGTTGACTCAATTCGTGCTTTTTGGATGTATTTTTGTGGTGGAATTTATAGCGATTTAGATATCGTTCCCACTTCAGATTTTAGTTTTTTTTTTAAAAATAATGATAATTCAGTGTATTTAGTAAAAACTGCAAATATTGAATCAACTACAAATTGTATTTTTGCAAGTAAACGATACTCTGAATTTTGGTTAGAATATATACAAACAATGATTGAACGATTTGTGGAATGGCATTTATGGAAATTATCACCACATTTTAATGTTATATTTAATACAGGTCCTCAAGCAATTACATTCACAGTAAAAAATCATAAATATCCAGTTTGTTATTTACCTGATTGTTTAATATCTCGAAACTTAACTAATCCAGAAATTAAGAATGAAATTTATACCTGTGCTTTAAAAGGACAAAGTTGGAATCGATTTGATAGTAAATTTTTACTGTTTTTTTATGTGAATCGTAAATTTTTTATTTTTACATTAATATTATTTCATTTATATTTATATTTTAAATTCTTATTTCTTTAAATAATTATTTATACTTTATTAAAAATGAAACATATTTTATTTTTAATATTATTTTTATGTAATATTGTAAATTGTACTGTAAATTATAATAAATATTATTATTCAAATTTAGATAATGTTATTTATAATCCAAATCATAATTATATAAGTTTAATAAATAATATCTATAATTTTACAACAAATAATGATTTATATCTTCCAAATTACGCAGACTCATATAAATTATATATACAGGATATATTTGAAAGCGATATTTACGTAATTGATTTTCCAAATTATAATTCCAATGATACAATAATTATTACTAATAATTATAATAATGATAACAAAATTTCATTATTCGATTTTACTGGATTATGGATTATTTATTCAGGATTAATTTTAGGAGCTGTATTTTTATTTTTTATTTATATATGTATTCGAAATTATAAAAAAGAATTATATTCATTTTTAGCAAATGTAGATTTGTTGTATATTGATTATTCTGAAGAATTTTTAACAACAGATGATTCAAATGATATTGTTTCTTTAGGATTAGGATATAACACGCGATCTAGAACAACTGTATTAGGAGGCATTTTTACTATTTTAATTATTTTAATTGGATTATTTTTAATAAGTAGTTATTTATATCAAACACTTAAAAATAATAATATACAAACAATATCTTTAGGATTAAGTTCGAATAATATTATTCCAATATCAAGTAGTTTTTTAGAATTAGAATTAAATTTATATAATGTATTTAACTGTAGCTGTGAAGATATAAATTATAAATTTACTGGAATTAAAGGAAATATAGATTACTCAAATATAAAATGCAATTTAATTCAAACTGATTATATATGTAGCAATTATAGTATACAATACAAATGTACTGAATGTGTAGTTGATACAGGTGTAGATTCGTATTTACATTTTAGTTGTATGAATTATAATTCATTTTATACTGGAGTAAGTTATAAAATAAGTACAAATTCATATTTTACAGATTCTATATTATCTGGATATTTGAGTGTTAAATCTGATTCTGTATTATATGATGATTCAACTTTAATATCATTAAGTACAACCCCTAGTTTATATAATGAATATGACACACATAAATCTGTAGGATTTGTATTAGATTATAATAATATATTTATTGGAAAAAGTACAAATATACAAAATAAATTAGACTCAATTAATAATATAGGATTAAATATAAAAATAAGTAGAAATTTAAATTGGATGTTTATCACAATTTCTGAACGATTTAGCGGTTTAGTTATATTTTCACAAACTTTTAGTATTATTGGAGGTATTTTTGCAGTTTCTAAATTTATACTAAACTTAGTAAGCCGAAAAACAGTACGTAAATTTGCGTACGATTTTTTAAAAAATAAGAAATATAATAATAAAATAACTCATAAAATGAAGGTTGATAAACTTAAAAAAAATGAAAAAAATAAAAAAAATAGAAAAAAAATACAACATCATAAAAGAAATAGTATAATATCGTTATCTGAAATAAAATTACACACTATTAAGTAATTTATCTAAATCATAATTTTGTATAGTAAATTTCATACTATATGAATTATTGACACCATAATATATATTTATATCTGAATTATCTATATGTAATCCAGATGTAAATTGTAAATTCCAAAAATATTTTAAATGATTTGTATTTTTTAATATATGAATTCTACTATTATATATAATAAATTCATTTGAAATTCCTATTATTTTAAATGGAGGTTTAATTTCAAATATATAAAATATATTTGTGTAATACATATGTCTTCGTATATGAGTTATACCTAAATAAACTTTTCCAAATTTGTAACTATTATATTCAGAAATATTACTTCCTCCTCGTATATTTTTATTTATCTGAAGATTACTAGTTTCATATTCTAATCTTACTGTAAAATTTTGTAAATTACATTTTAATATTTTGTGTGGATTGACACTATACACTAAATATAATTCAGAATTATACACAAATGGCATCCAATTTTTTTGACTACACTTATTTATAAAACTAGGTTGTAATAATTTAAAATTTACAGGATATATAGCTTTTTTATTTAAATCTGAAACTTTAATTTGTATTATTCCCATTTGACAATATTCTGCGCTTTCTGCAAATACACTACATATTAAATATAAATATTCTTTAACTATAATAGATCTACAATCTTCATATCCTGTAAATTTATATATTTTATTTAGAGTAATATTACAATATTCAGATATATATTTTATATCTGGAAGTATAATTTCACTAGTTTCATTTATAGATTGTATACATATTTTTGAAGGATAATATTTACTACAACTTGTAAAATATTCGTATATTTTATATAAATTAAAAAAAGATCCTGTTGCTAATCTAAATGTATTATATATTACGTTTGAATATTCAAATACGCACGGATTAAAAGCTCGATATATATAAGGATCAAAATATGATAATTTGAATATAGGATTTAATAATTTTTTAATTTGTATATTATATGTATAAGATTCAAATGTATATTTAAAATATAAAAAACGTAAAAATATAATAATAATAATAATAAAAAGATATGTAATCATTTTTATATTTAAAAAATTGTTTTTAAATATAAAATATGTGGGAATTTTTTGACGCAATATATTGTATTAATTTATATCTTTTTTATTTTTTGTATTTTATAATTATATCTTATATATAAAGTAATTTTTTTATGTTTAATACTTTATATACTTTATATACTTACTGTACATTGACCTGTATCTGTACATAATTGAGATCCAGGAGAAAAAGGGTATAAAAGTGTACTTCCAGATATTGCAACTGGTTTTGAAGGATCACTACAATTATCTGGTTTACTAAAGGCTACACATTGATTGAATAACTGTTGTTCAGTTATAACATTTGGATTATCCGCACATTTATTGTTTGTATTATCAAACCCGGCTGAACAATATCCACTACATACTGTTAAATAATCTGTACTAATTGGACTCACAACCATATTTAAAGTTGATAAAAATTTTAAATTTGTACTTCTTCCAAATATACGACAACATTGTACGCTTGATAAATTTGGAACTGATTCAGATGAAACAATACAACTATTTGATTTTATTGCTCCATTAAAAGTTCCATTAATTTGTATATTTGTAGTAGGTTGTAATAAAAATACACATATTAAAATTATACCTACTAATATAATTCCAACTATTAAATATGTGTAAGTAATATTCATTATTTTAATTTAATTTAAAATAATAATTTATAATTTATAATTTATAATTCTATATCTAATGTGAGACTATCGTATTCACACAAATTAGAATTATACGAATTTAACAATGATATAATTGAGGTAGAATCTAAAGCTACAGATTCCTGTGGTATTTTGGGTATTTCTTTTATTTCATAATCAGAAAAATTTGTGTAAATTAAATTTGCTAAATCTGAAACTGTTATATTATTTAAGGTTGTTCCCGGTTCTAAATTTTCGTAAACACTTATATTCAAATCAATACATTCTGATAATTCAGTTATAAAATATGATAAATTACAATCGTTTATTACTTGTAAAATATAATATAAAATTTTAGACATATATATATTAGAAGTATAAATATTATATTTACCATTTGTGTAAATTTTTTTATTATATTCATTATTTTCTATAGATTGTAAAAAATCACACACATATTGTAATTTATTTATGAAATTATAATATCTCATTTTAACTTTAAAAATTAATTTAATTTAATTAAAATTATTATTCATTTTCAATTTTATTTTTTTCATTTTCACTCTTAATTTTTTGAGATTTTTCAATATCAATTTTAGGGTTTTTAACAACTAGTCGATATGAAATACTTTCTTCTAACATTGAATCGTAAAATTGAGTATGTCGTGTAATACGAACTACATTTCCAGGAATTAAACCGTAATATAATGAGACTGGATCAGTATCAACCATATATGGTATTTTTTTAATATCATTAATCTTATTTGAATATAAAAATTCAAACACTTCAGAACGTGTTAAAATTTGAAATTTACTATTACTGTAATGATGAGTTATATTATATTTAAGCATGTCATATGTAAAATGATTTTTACTTAATGGATATTTATAAAATTCTTTACTTGCTGCACTATTTAAATTTTGTCCTGTAATATAAATTATATCAGATTTATAATTTTGTGAAAGTAAAAAACTAAATAAATTACGAATTCGATTTACATCAATTTCTTTATTATCAACTTCTAATGGATTTTCATATGCTATATATAATTGATTTTTAGAATCACTATAATAAAATTTTGAAAAGTGTGTATACAAGTTTGTGTTTTGTAATATTGCGTTATACTCTCTTACAAATCTAGCTGAATCCATTTGTAAGATTGATAGGTCTGCTTCTGAAATATTATATCCTCGATCTCGAACCATTTCGACTTGAGTTTTAATAATTGGGTACATATAAATTAATAAGTTATCCATTTTAAAAAATAATATCTTACTTAAAAAAGAAAAAAAGAAATCAATATTTTTTAATAAAATTAATTTTATTAAAAAATATAAAATTATAAGAATATATTTAAATATCTAATATAACTATAATAGATTTAAAAATTAAACAAAAAAATATTTTAATTATAAATTTAAAAATTTAATTATAAAGAAAATTTATAAAACTCAGTTTTTAAAAATGTCATTCGAATCAGTCAATGAAATTCGTTCCAAATCTGGAATAAAAATCTTTACTCGAACAGAATTAGATAAATCTTTATGGTCTAATTATACTGAAGAAATAAAAACTAATTTAGATATAAATACAGTTATTTCTTTTATTAAAAATCAATTTAACTCAGTTGTAGCCGAAAAAAAATCTGAAATAAATTCACCTGAATTTATAAAATATTTTAAGGATAATCCAACGCATTATTCTACATTAAATATTTCAATGGTTAACATACACACTGATGAATTTTATTTTACTGCAAGTTTAAATATAGATTCTGAAGCTCACACAGATGAACCTTTCGAGTCAGAAACTATGATTCAATATCGATTATATAATTACTCTGAAGATGAAATAATTAAATTTTTGTCTAATATTCGAGATATCAAGTTTGTGTATGATACTCGAGGTAAGTAAATTTAATAAATCTTATATCTAGTCAATCTATTAAATTTATATTTTTATAATTTTATAGTTTCGGGCAAAGCCCAGTATTTATAATTGTATATGATTATAAATATAATAAAAAGACAAGAAATAAAAAATATAAGAATATTTTTTATTTCTTTTAAATGTATCTTTTAATCCGATCATTAATTAATATCGGTTCCAAATACCTAATTCCCTCTTCTAAATCCATTCGACCATAAATAATATCACCAGGCCAGTATGCACTCGGATTATACAATTTTTTAACAATATTTAACCGTTGCAACAAAATTATTATAAGTTCATAACACACAAATCGTTCAGAATTGTACACATCTGGATTGTACAAAGATTTACTTAAAAATCGACGCCATTTATAATTTGCAGTGTCTAATTTTTTATTTTTAATACTTTCATATCCGCGTAATAATTTAGAATCTGATATCTGCGGTCCATTATAACTACTGTATATTATTGAATGATTTTTATTTATTATAAGCCATTCTTCTAATGGAATAGTAAATACATTTCGATATTTTTTATATCTTGCAGCTTCTATAACCCAGACTTTTGAATCGGAATCTACATACACAAAAGAAACGTGAGACCACGCTAAACCAGACCACGCACTTACAAAAGAACCAAAAAAATTATTATATGAAACTGCAAGTAAATCACCAGTTTTAAATTGTAATTCAGAAGGTGTTTTTTGTATTTTCGGATAATCATTTACCATTTGAGATTTAAGATAAAATAACAAAATTATTATTAATAATGTTATTAAAAATGAGAGAATAAAATCTACTGTATTTGTATTCATTTAAGAACCTGAACCACTACTTAAACTTTGACTACTTGTTGTACTTGTGGTACTACTTGTTGCACTTGATTCTCGACTGGGTTTGAATACTGGAAGTGTAAAAAATAAAACTATTGCAACTAAAACTACAATAATTCCTATTACAATTCCTACTATAGATCCAGTACTAGGCATATTATTATTTTATTTTTAATAAATATAAAAATAAAATTGAGTTTTTTATTTTTAAAAAAATTTTTGTACAAAATGTCGATTGTTGCAGAAATTTCTGGTGTCATAACTGATATAAATTATACAAATAAATATTTTGAAGTTTATACAAAGAAAAATAAATCATATATTATAAATTATGGCGAGCGTTTTTTACCAGTTGAATTAGATGATTTGTTTTATGGTCGAGTTAGTTTTAAAGATAATAATACTCAAAGCACAGAGTTAAATTTAATAACGGATCCTTTTGTTATTTTACCTACAGATTCAGATTCCTTAATTAATTTATTTGTTAAAAGCAAATCTTTTATAAATAAAAGTAAAGCAGAATCATTATATTCAATTTTACAATTAAAAAATCCAAATGTAAGTGATTATTTAGACACATTATCATCCGAATATAATAAATATCGAAATAACAATTCTTTAGATTCTTTAAAACCTACATTAAGTGAAAAAAGTGCTGAAATATTTGTCAAATTTTGGTATAAACGTAGAGTGTTAAGACAATTATATTTATTAGGATTAAATAATCGAGAAATTAAAAATAGTAGAATCTCTGAATTGCAAACATATAAAACATTATTAGAAAATCCGTATAAAGTGAGTAGTATTAGTATTGAAAAATCTGATAATATATTAATACGTCAAAATAAAAATATAGACGTTAATATTCGAAATACTGCAATAATATTTCGAGAATTCCAAAAAATGTGTGAATCACGAAATTATATTAATATTCCAAATTGGATGATTTTAAAAATATGGCCTAATTTTGCTCAAATGTATCCCGTTTTAAATCGTGAATACTCAATTATTGGTGATTTAGAATGTATTTATACTCGATACAATTATGATGTTGAATGTTTAGTCGCAAATGTAATTTGTAATTTATTAAAAACGGAAAAATACACAAATTTTACAAATTTACAATTTACGGATTCTAATTTAACTACAGACCAAAAAGAATCAGTAATACACGCGTTAAATAATAATATAAGTATTATTACTGGAGCTGGTGGAACAGGAAAAACAACGGTGATTCGAGAAATAGTAAACCAATTACAATTAAAAGAGTGTAAATTTGAAGTTTGTAGTTTTACAGGAAAAGCAGTTTCACGATTACGTGAAGTTTTAGGTTCAAATTTTCCATTAACTTTAGACAGATTAATTGCAAAATTTAAAGATAATATGTTTGAATATTTAATTATTGATGAAATTAGTATGGTTTGTGTAGAATTAATATATCGATTATTTATTACATTTACACATAAATTTCGATTAATTTTAGTTGGAGATATTAATCAATTAGAACCTACTGGTGTTGGAGCATTTTTAGATCAGCTATTAAAAACAAATTTAATCTCTGTTTACACATTAACTACAAATCATAGAGTAATTAGTTGTAAAAACAATATTAATCTTATTTTAAGTAATACTTTAGGAATGATAAATACTGAACCTGATGATCCTGAACCATTTGAATTTATACCCGGATCGGAATTTCAAATGATTGACAATAGTGATATTCGAGTAGTTTCTGTAATTTTAAACAGTTTAAAAAATGCTGGAATTTCTGAAGATGACATTATTATTTTAACACCATTTAATAAACATTGTGTAAATTTAAATAAAATATTTCAAAGTGTGTATAATAAAAATGTAAATAATGATTCTTTTACAATTGATTCAAATCGACGAATATTATATGTAGGAGATCGAGTCACCCACAATTATAATGATTACTCTAATAATATTGTAAATGGAGAATCTGGTAAAATTATAGAATGTAAACCTGAATATGTAAGAGTACAGTTTTCAGATTCTAAGATTTTTAAATTTAATACAGTAATAAAAGTACGAGATGATTTAAATGAGTTTGAATCGGAAAACAAATCGGAAAATAAAGCTGAATCAAAAGAAAATAAAAATGATTCAGAAAATAAAGCTGAATCAGATGTAGGAAGTTTAGATGTTTCATACAGTATTACAGTTCATAAATCGCAAGGATCTGAATGGAAATATGTAATTCATTATATACCAACTGATTCATTAAATGATTCATTCTTAGATAAACGATTTATTTACACAGCTTTTAGTCGTGCGAAAATTGCTGAATTTGTTATAGGTGATATTACAGCTATTAATGTGTGTATTCGTAAACCGTTAAAACAAAAATATGATAAATTAGCAGATCGAATTATTACATTAAATAATAATTAAAATTGAACGTATAAAAATATAATTATATTTTTATATTTAAAATTGAACGTATAAAAATATAATTATATTTTTATATTTAAAATGAATATAAATACTAATCAATGCAGTTTTATAAATAAAAATAGTGAAAGATGTAAAAGTTTAATTTTAGATAATACAAAATATTGTATATATCATATTGAAATATTCGAATCTTTAGAATCATTACAATTATTACAAACTTTACCGGATGAGTTGATTCAATATGTGTTAAATCCTTATATTGATTATTCTAATGAATCCGAATTAATCCAAAATTTGACTGGAATAATATTAGATATACACCCACATTTAAGTTATAAAACTACATACTATGATTCAGATAAAACTATAATTAAGAGTCGGGAAACTTATTTAGATTTAAAATTAATTAAGATAGAAGGATGGTATATGAATAGTAATAAAAGATATACAGTAAATTATAAAAATGGTAGGTTAGATGGAATATCTGAATATTGGAATAAGAATGGAAATATAATAAAAATAGAAAATATAAAAAATAATAAATTGGAAGGAGAATGTAAAATTTGGTATCCAAATGGAATAAATATACATTTTATAGATAATTATAAAAATGATAAATTAAACGGAGAATGTAAAAAATATTATCCGAATGGAAATATACAATATATCCGAAATTATATAAATGATAAATTAGGAGGGGAATCTAAAGAATATTATCCGAATGCAAATATAAAATATATTTATAATTATAAAAATAATAAATTAGAAGGAGAATCTAAAGAATATTATCAGAATGGAAATATAAAATATATTCGAAATTATAAAAATGATATATTAGAATCAGAATCTAAAGTGTAAAATATAAAATATAAAACTTGTAATATAAAAATGAGTGTAATATAAAAATGAGTGTAAATACTAATCAATGCAGTTTTATTAAGAAAAATAATCAAAGATGTAAACGTTTAATTTCAGAAAATACAGAATATTGTTGGCAACATATCGATTCTGAAATATCAAAATCGTTAGAATCATTAGAATTGTTAGAAACTTTACCAAATGAATTAATTCAATATGTATTAAATTCGTATATTGATTATTCTGAGGAATCAGAATTAATTGAAAACTTAACTGGTGTAAAATTAGATATCGATTCTCATTTAACTTATAAAACTGAATACTATAAAAATGGAAATATTAAAATTAGAAAAACATATTTAGATTTGAAATTAATTAAATCTGAAAGCTGGTATTTGAATACAAATATACAAAATATTAGTGTACTCGATTTAAAAACCGGTAATTTAGATATATCAGAGTTTGATATAAATGGAATTCTTATAACTAAAGTTATAATGTATAATGAAAATAATTTTTATGATGTACTAAATTATTACCCAAATGGAACTTTGAAACTATATATTAAATATAGTACATATGGAAGTATTATACAAAAAATAAACTATAATTTAAACGGTGATACTATATAAAAAAATTGAAAAATATAAAATACATTTTTTATATTTTAATTTTAAATGAGTGATATTTCACATAATTTAAATGATATGCAAATACAAATATATAACGCTATATTAGAAGGGCGGAATGTATTTTTTACAGGTTCTGCAGGGACTGGAAAATCATTTTTATTAAAATATATTATTGAACGATTTGTAGATTCAGATTTGTATATTACAAGTTCAACTGGAATTACAGCTTTACAATTAGGAGGTACAACTTTACATTCTTTTGCAGGTGTTGGGTTAGGAACTGACTCATTTCCAGATTTATTGTATGCTGTTAAAAAGAATGGTCGAGCAATGAAACGTCTATTAAGTTGTAAAAAATTACTAATTGATGAAATTAGTATGATTGATAATATATTATTTGATAAATTAGAATTATTAGCTAGAACTTTAAGATGTAATAATAAACCTTTTGGTGGAATTCAATTAATAGTAGCAGGAGATTTTTTACAATTACCACCTGTTAAAGGTTTACTTGATTCCTCAGAAAAAGGATTTATATTTTTATCCCCAATATGGGAATCTATATTTAAGCCTGAAAATTGTTTTTTATTACAAACTGTAATTCGACAATCTGATTCTATATTCTCAGAAGCTTTAAATAATATTCGAATTGGAATAGTGTCAAATGATTATTTTCAAATTTTTAATAAATGTGTAAACCGAAATTTTTCAGACAGTATTATTCCTACAAAATTATATAGTACTCGATTAGAAGTTGATGTTGAAAATTATACAGAATTACTTAAATTACCTGAAGAATCAATTCATAAATATAACGCTTTTGATTCGGGAATACAATATTATATTAATATTTTACAAAATAATTGTATAGCTCGAGATGATTTAGAACTTCGAATTGGAGCTCAAGTTATGCTAATAAAAAACATTAATTCTGAATTAGTAAATGGTTCTCGCGGAGTTGTAATTGATTTTGTTGAAATTGTTGAAGATAATGGTATTCAGATAACTATAATTGATCCAAATTTTATCAAATTAAATAAATGTGAAACTGTAAATATGCAATATCCAGTTGTAAAATTCACTAATGGAACTGTAATAACAATGACTCCAGAAGTTTGGGAAATTAAGGTTGGAAAAAAAATATTAGCTTATCGAATTCAAATACCACTAATTTTAGCTTGGGCTTTAACAATACACAAATGTCAAGGAATGACTTTAGATCGAGTTATTTTAGATTTAAATAATATTTTTGAATATGGACAAATGTATGTTTCGTTATCAAGAGTTCGAAATTTAGAAGGTTTATGTATCTTAGATTCATTTCCAGTACATAAAATTAAAGCTCATCCACAAGCATTATGTTATTATAAATTATTAGAATTATATAAAAAATAATATATAAGTTTAGGTTTCATTAAACTTTTTTATTATATTTATTTTGTTATATTTATAATTTTATAAAATTATAAATATAGGGTATAACCTAAAAATCTATTACAATATTCCATTTATTATTTGTTTATCTAACTTTCCATTTTTATAATTTTTTATAGATTATATATCCATTCGGATACATACTTTCAAATATTCCATCTAACTTGTCATTTTTATATTTTAATTGAAATATTTCAATTTTATAAAAGAATATAATCCACAACTAGGATTATTATTATTACATTCTAATTCTAATACACATTCAGCGGGAGTATAATCTAAATTATACTCTTTAGTTTGAACTGATTGTAAAAATGCATTTACAATAATTAATAATTCAGAATCTGAAATATAATTATCGATATTCGAATCTCGATCAATGTCAACTCGATTTAATGTATTTTCATAATTTGTGATTGAATCGTTAATTATATTGTAATATTGTTTTAAATAAGAATAATCGTTTTTAATATTTGGAACTTCATATCCGTATTCATTCCATAAATAATCTGATTCTACCGGTATTTTTAAAAAATCTAAAATTTCAGGTAATTTAGATAAATCTACAGAATTTTGTAAATTTTGAAATGTAATTTTAGAATCTAAATAATATAAAACATATTTTAAAATTCGATATTTTTCAAAATCTAAAGTTTGTTTACCTAAAAATTCATTCATTGTGGATGAGATACGATCTTTTACTGCATTTGAAACTAATGTAAAATTATGAATCCGTAATTGTTTTAATAAATTACTAAGTATATTTAATTTTTTATAATTACAAGAATCATTCCAAATAAATTTTGTAGATTCTTTATCATATAAACCCCATATAATTTCTGGATTTCGACCAATACTATACACAACTGTTTTTACATATCTAATCGATTCTAAAAAATCATTTAAATGTAAACATAAATGAAAAGGATTATTTAATTCAAAATAAATATGCACGTATGAATCTAAATTTACAGAATCAATAGGTTTAAAATATTCTAATATATTAATTACACTCATTTTAAATAAAAAAAAATATTTAAAATTTTAGATTTTTAAGATTTCTTTTTTTATATAATAATACATATTTTATTTCCATTTGTACACCATTCTTTAGATATTCCATCTAAGTGATCATTTTTATAATTTTTTACACACATTATATATCCATTTGGATGCCAACATTCAAATATTCCATCTAACTAGTCATTTTTATAATTTTTTACACATATTATATATCCATTTGTACACCATTCTTCAGATATTCCTTCTAATTATATAGATTCTTATAATTATATATATTCTTTATTTCCATTAGGATACCAATATTTAAATTCTCCTTCTAATTCGCCATTTTTATAATTTTCTATATACATTTTATTTCCATTTGGATACCAACTTTCTTTAATTCCTTCTATTTTGCCATTTTTAAAATTACTTATAGATTCTTTATTTCCATTTGGATACCAACTTTCTTTAATTACTTCTAATTTGCCATTTTTAAAATTATATATATATTCTTTATTTGTATTTGGATACCAACTTTCATATTTAATTAATTTCAAATCTAAATATGTTTTTCGACTTTTAATAACAGTTTTATCGGAATCATAGTATTTTGTTATATAGGTTAAATGCGGATTTATATCTAATTTTACACCAGTTAAATTTTGGATTAATTGCGATTCATTTACATAATCAATATACGGATTTAATACATATTGAATCAACTCCGCTGGTAAAGTTTTTAATAATTCTCCTGATTCTAACGATTCTGATATATCTGAGTCAATATGCTGCCAACAATATTTTGTATTATTATTTATTAGTCGTTTACACCTTTCATTATTTTTCTTTATAAACTCGAATTGATTATTACTCATTTTAAATATAAAAAATATTTAAAATTTAAATTAAGATAATTTAACATTATACAACTTTACCATTTCTCCTACTTTTACATCTGGGAAAAAATTTGCAGTATAGGTAAAAGTAGGAGTTTTAGATTCAGATTTAGCTTCTGAGTATTCAGGTTTTCGATTATAATGAATATATTGAATACTTATTTTGATAAAATTAAAAACAAAATCCCAAAGAGCATCCATATCATCAGAATCAATGTATGATTTTCCAGATTGAGTTTTTCCAACACATAATTGTACAAATTGATCTAATATATTAGTAGGAATTAATGGACACATTTCAGATAAATGATTTTTTAAAACATCAATATCTCGCTCATATATATTTTTCCAATATTTATTTGATTTAATTATAAATTGATCAGTAGCATATTTATTTCCAAATTCTTTAATTTTGGAATTTGCAAATCCAGCTGCAAAAGCTATTGCATTTGCGTTTAATTCAGTATATTTATTTTTAGACGCTACACTCACAATATCTATAATAAATTCGGTAAATTGAGAAATACCGCTTACAAATTTATCTTCATACTGTTTATTAAGACTACTCATTTTTAAATATAAAAAATTTTATTTAAACCTTTATATATTTTATTTTAAGCTTAAAATAAATCTAAGCTTTTTAAAATGGAAGCAGGACTTGTTTTTGTAGGTACTAATGATTTATTAGGAAATATAATAAAATGTGTAGTAAAACAAAAATTTAATTTAATCGGATTTTATTATTATTCAAACGAAAAAGGATATTTACAAAGCCACGTTTTTTTAATTGAAATATTTCGAGGAATAAAAATTTCAATGTTAGGATATAATTTATCATTAGAAGATTTATATGAACATCCATTAGTAAATTGTGTAGCTTTAAAAAAATTAAAACCAATATATGATAATTATGGAAATATTGATTCTGGAAAAACTAATTTATTTTTTCAAAATTATAAACTTTCTATTTTTAAGGCTTTATATAATCATCGAGAAATAGATAATCGAACTGCAATTTATAAATTGTTAAATTTAGAATGTACAAATGTGCAATGTACAAATGTTGAAAATTTATATTCAGTTTGTAATGATATGTGTGTTAATAATGCAGATGATTTAGTAAATTTAGTTTTAAAAGAATTACAAATTCAAATTGAACCCAAAGAATCAATAACATATTTAAAATTACACGAAATTTTATATTTAGAAGAACCTGTAAGTAAATCATCTAATAACAGTAAAAATAATTCAAGACGAAATTCATTTGATTCGCTTGAAAGTAAATCTAATATTTATGATTCAATAGAAAAAATCGAATATTCAGAATCTAAAATTTATAATTTTTTTTATAAGTTTCAGATTCCAATAGTTCCATATTTGTATAATTATTTAGATGAATCGGTGTTTTTTACTACATTAGAATTTATAGATTTGAAAAATAAAAAAAAGAATATACTTAATTTTGATTCAGATTTAACTCAATTATATAGAGTTTGTATTTTTGAATTAGAAAATTCCAGCTCTTTTAGGAAAGCATTTTTTTGTCTTTTTAAATAAGTTTATATAAAAATATAATATTTTTATATATAAAATTGATTATATTTTATTTTAGATTTATAATCTAAATATGACATCAATAAATGATTATTCTAATATTTTAAACCCGTACATAAGTGATATAAAATCATATATAAATAAATATCATAATTTAGAAATAGAAGCTATTTTTAATGAACCTGGATTTAGCACAACTAGTGTTAGTTTAAATACTTTTAATAAATTATATTCTGGTTTAAATTTAAATCGAATTACTCCAATAAAAAGTACAGATTATAGTAAAAATGGAATTCGAAAAACTGTGTACTCTGATAATACTGAATCTTTTATAAATAAACAAAAATTTATTTCTCAACAGATTCTAAATTTTCCTATTCGAATAAAAGTTTCAGAAGAAACACCTATAGAAGCGATACCAGATTTTGAATACAGTACAATTCGAATTAAAACACGATATAGTATTCCAATTCAAAAATATCTTAAGTTAGATTTAACTATTGTCGAAATGCAAACTATTGGAGAAAAAAAGACTACAGGTTGGGACACTCAAACAACATATGAAGTTGAATTAGAATTATTAGATTTTTCAGACATTGGATTAAATTATTTTGTTAATTATGTTGACAGTATTTTACTTAAAATTTATGATTCTGAATTAATTTACACTTTAAATGAACGAAATAATATTTTACATTTTTTTAACGGTTTATTTTCAAATAAAAAGGATAAATCTGAAACTTTAGATTATAGTGTTTTAGTTCAAGCTCGAAATTTAAAATTACAAGATTTATCATATACCGGATTAGTGGGAAACGCACACACATCGTATGGAATAACTCCAAAAGCGGACGGTCTTCGTAAATTATTAATATTTCATAAATCTGGTATATGGTTAGTACATCCTCCAAATGAATTTAATTTAATTATACGAAACACTCATTCTTTTAATGATTTATATGACACTATATTGGAAGGTGAATTAATTCCAAATGAGAAACGAATAATTAGATTAGCTCCAAAATGTAAATATTTATTTTTAGGATTTGATTGTTTAAGTACTCGATTAAATTATAAATCTGTTATAATGAATCCAGCTAGTGTTATGGAAACAGATAAAAGTGTACGATTAAATATTGTGCGCACTATTTCAGATAAATTTTTAAAAAATAATTTATTACAAATTTACGCTAAAGAGAGAATAGTTTTCAATACTGTATCCGAGTTTTTTAGAAGTGTGCAACGATTATTTAATACTACATTTATGTATAAAACCGATGGTTATATTTTCGAACCTGAATCTGGACCTTATAATCCACATTCTGAAAAAATTCCATTGTATAAACGAAATTTAAAAGATTATCCGGATGTGTGTAAATGGAAACCTTTAGAAGATTTAAGTATTGATTTTTTAGTTAAATTTACATTTATCAATGGAATTTTTACACCTAAATTATACAGTAAACGACCGTATGATTTTAATACTGCAAAATCTTTAGGATTCGGTAAAAATGAAAATATAAAAGAATTCATTGGTTCTAAATTTAATAAATATGATTATCAGATGTTAAATTTAGAATCATTTTCAAATATTAATGATAATAGTATTGTTGAAGTTGCACTACGAAACGGTAAATTAAGTGTAATACGAGTTCGAAAAGATAAAACTAAACCTAATAATATGGATATTGCTTTAGATGTGTGGGATGATATTTTTAGACCAATTGAAGCTGATACCTTATTAGGAACTGGATTTCAATTAGTAAAATATTATCATAATAATATTAAACGTGAATTATTTAAATATGCAGCGCAACACTCAGATTCGCAAACTTTACTTGATATAGGAGGTGGACGAGGTGCAAGTGTGAGTCAATACTATAATTTTGAACGTGTACTAGTAGTTGAACCCGATTCAGATAATATCCTTGAATTAAATCGTAGATTAACAGCTTTAAATTTACACTCAAAGGTACGAGTACTTCAATGTGGAGGCGAAGAATCCGAAATTATACAATCTGAATGTAATAAATTTTTAAATGGTCCTGCAAGTGTAATAACTATGAATTTATCATTATCATTTTTTTGGAGTGGTTTACAAAAATTACAAAATTTAGCAAATACTATTATTACAAATTTAAAATCAGATGGATTGTTTTTATTTGTAACAATTGACGGTGAATCTGTGTATTCCCTTTTTAAAAACTCAACACAAAATCCTATATATTTTGGAGAATCCGCAAATATACAATTATTTGATTCACCTGATAAATGGAGTCGATATATTATAACTGATATACGCGATTCAATAGTGAGCAATCAAAAAGAATGGTTAGTTAATATTGTTGATTTACAAAATTTATTTTTAGAATCAGGTATAAATTTAATTTCTTTTAAAAAGGTGGATTCTGAACCTTTTTTAAACCCAGATGAACTTAAATTTACAAAATTGTATAGCTATGGAATTTTTCAAAAAAATAATATGACGGTAAATAAAACTGATATGAATAAAATAAATTTTAATACAAATGCTTTAGTACAGCGAACTCAAACTGAATATAATGAAACTGAAAATTATTTAAAATCAGAAACTGTAGGTTCTGTAGTTGATTTAGATTTACAACGATTTAAAACAGTAAAATCACCTCGAGCAAATTTAGAAAATCGTCCTAAATTTGTACGAGATATACCAATTGTAAATCCGCTTAAAAGTGTAGTAATAAGTCATGTAATGTATCCAATCGAATCGGAATCACAACCTACAGCTATTACAGAATTGTTAGCTCGAATTAATAGTCCAGTTAAATCTATGAATAACGTTAAACCTAAATCTATAAATCTTAAAATTCCATTAAATCGTGAACCCGGAGTTTTAGTTCCAACTGTTTCTGAACCGATCGTTCGGTTAACTAGTAGTTTAGAAGTACCAGTTTCTCAAATCGCTGTATCTAATATCCCACCAATTCCGATTTCTCAAACCGCTAATGTTCTTCCAGTTCCACTAGAATTAGAATCATATACTGATAAACCCGTATATATAACAAATAAGTTAGATTTACCGGTTAGAAATACAAATAATCCAATCTTATATACAAATAAACCTAGGTTTATCCTTGATTTTACTGGATTACAAATATTTAATAACGATTATGTTTTAACTGGATATCCCGAACAACATACATTTTTACAAGGTATTTGTAATATCTCAAATATAAATTATGATTTAAATATTGTAATCGACGAATTAAAATCAGAAATAAACTATTCAGAATTTGTAAGAAATAATAAAATCAGTATTGACGCTTTAACTTATAATATCACAAATGAATTAACTGATTATACATATATCCCGTTTTTTTGTGTAGTTTTTGAGATAAATATATTAATATTAAATTATGATTTACAACCTTTATATTACAGCAATATACCTACACTGACTCGAAATATAGTTTTAGTTCAAACAAACCTATTTTATACTTTTAGTAAAATTGTAAATAATAATTTACAAACTTTATTTTTAAAAACAGATTTACAAACTTATATTTAACTATATTTTTATTATATATACTACATATATAATAAATTAATTAACATATATTAAAATATATTTTAATTATAAAAATGAGTAATCTTAAATCTAAAAAGAAAGCGTGTTTTTTTAATGAAAAGGGAGAGCCTTGTTTGGAACATGATTTTAAACATAATGATTCTACAGATAATTGTAATAATGATTCTAAATGTATACAAGGTCCTGCAGGACCTAGAGGATGTCCCGGTCCTGTAGGCCCCCCTGGTCCTGTGGGTGAACAAGGACCAGTTGGTCAAATGGGTCCTAGAGGATATCCTGGAGAACGTGGACCTGAAGGGCCTCCAGGAGAATCAGGACCTGAAGGTCCACAAGGTCCGCAAGGAATCCAAGGTGCTGCAGGTCCTATGGGTCCCGCAGGACCACAAGGTTCTCAGGGACCACCAGGAGCTCCTGGCCCTAAAGGAGATATGGGAATTCAAGGATTCGCAGGACCTATAGGTCCTGCAGGACCCATAGGTTCTCAAGGACCTATAGGATCTCCTGGTCCTAAAGGAGATACGGGACTTCAAGGAGTTAAAGGTGATACAGGTCCAATTGGTAGTACTGGACCAGTAGGATCACAAGGTCCTAAGGGAGATAAAGGAGATACAGGTCTAATTGGACCTGATAGTACTGGACCTACTGGGCCTACAGGGACGGAAGGACCTCCAGGGTCGCAGGGACCGCAAGGGTCGAAAGGTGATAAAGGTATAATTGGACCGAGAGGATTTCAAGGATTTCCAGGTACGAAAGGGCCGGAAGGACCGAGAGGTGATAAAGGTGATACTGGACTACAAGGCCCTGTTGGACCTCAAGGGTCGCAGGGACCACAAGGACCGGAAGGTGATAAAGGTATAACTGGACCGAGAGGAGATCCAGGATTTCCAGGTACGAAAGGGCCGGAAGGGCCGGAAGGACCTACTGGACTGCAAGGAGATCCAGGTGATACTGGACTACAAGGACCTGCTGGACCACAAGGATCTACTGGACTGCAAGGAGATCCAGGTAATACTGGACCGCAAGGTGATAAAGGACTAACTGGTCCTGAAGGTACACCTATTACAAATACAGCATATACTAGTCTTATAGGTCCTATTACGAGACTTCTAATTCCAGGGAACAGTACAGCTCAATTACCTTATGAAAACTATGCTGATACTACTGAGAGTCTCAATATAAATTTATTAAATGATAGTAATATTATTCCTACAGTATCAGGTTTATATTTAGTAAATTTTTCAATAACTTTTAATATTGCAAATAATTTCCCTGGAAGTTTAAGTGTTTTTTTAAATTTAGATGGAACTGAAGTAGTTGGTACAAGGTCAACTACTTCATTTGATGTCGGATTATCATTTAGAATTTTTGGATATACTAGATTTACAAAAATAATAAATGTATTAGCTGGACAAACTTTAAGTGTTAAAGTACAAATTCAAGGGAGAGGTAATGTGGTATGTGAACCTTATAATTATGGATATATGATCACTGTTGTACGAATTGCTTAAATAAATATAATAAAATTTTACTTAAAATCAGTATTTATCATAAATTCAAGTAATGATTCTAATTCAGATTGATTAAAAAAAATATAAAAATATAATTATATTTTTATATTTTAATTATAAAAATGAGTAGTATTAAATCTAAAAAGAAAGCGTATTTTTTTTGTGAAAAGGGAGAGCCTTGTTTGGAACATCGTTCTAAACATAATGATTCTAAACATAATGATTCTAAACATAATGATTCTAAACATAATGATTCTAAACATAATGATTCTAATCATAATGATTCTAAACATAATGATTGTAATCATTCTTCTGAATGTATACGGGGTCCTGCAGGTGAACAAGGACCAGTTGGTCAAATGGGTCCTAGAGGATATCCTGGAGAACGGGGTCCTGAAGGACCTCCAGGAGAATCAGGTCCTTCAGGTCCACAAGGTCCACAAGGAATTCAAGGGGCTGCAGGCCCTATGGGTCCCGCAGGACCACAAGGTTCTCAGGGACCACCAGGGATTCCTGGTCATAAAGGAGATGCGGGAATTCAAGGATCAGTAGGACCTATGGGACCGGCAGGACCTGCAGGTTCTCAAGGATCAATAGGACCTGCAGGTCCTAAAGGAGATATGGGACTTCAAGGAGTTAAAGGTGATACAGGTCCAATTGGTTCGGTGGGACCAGTAGGATCACAAGGCCTTAAGGGGGATAAAGGTGATACAGGTCCTACTGGACCCACAGGTCCAGTAGGATCTCAAGGTCCAGTAGGCCCAGTAGGTCCAGTAGGCCCAGTAGGCCCTAAGGGGGATAAAGGTGATACAGGTGATAAAGGTGATACTGGACCTACTGGGCCTACTGGAGATCCAGGATTGCAAGGACCTACTGGGCCTACTGGAGATCCAGGATCGCAAGGACCTGCTGGACCTACTGGGCCTACTGGAGATCCAGGACCGACAGGACCTACTGGAGATCCAGGATCGCAAGGACCTATTGGAGCTACTGGGCCTACTGGAGATCCAGGATCGCAAGGACCTGCTGGGCCTACTGGAGATCCAGGACCGCAAGGACCTACTGGAGATCCAGGACCGCAAGGACCTATTGGACCTACTGGACCTACTGGAGATCCAGGACCGACAGGACCTACTGGATCAATTGGTCCTCCAGGTACAGCTATTACAAATACAGCATATACTAGTCTTATAGGTCCTATTACAGATAATTTTATAATTCCATCAAACATTATAACTGAATTACCTTTTATTCTCTCTACTGAGAGTCTCTATATAAATTTGTTAAATGATACTAGTATTATTCCTACAGTATCAGGTTTATATTTAGTAAATTTTTCAGCAACTGTACGTATTAATGATAATTTACCTGGAACTTTAACGGTTTTTTTAAATTTAGATGGAAATCAAGTATTTGGTACAAGGTCAAGTATTTCACTTATTCTCACATCAGTTATCACTTCTGGAAATACTGGATTTACAAAAATAATAAATGTATTAGCTGGACAAACTTTAAGTGTTAAAGCACTAATTCTAGGGGGAGCTAATGCTGTATTTGATATTTATTCAGGATATTCAATTACTGTTGTACGAATCGCTTAAATATATAATAAATATATAATAAATATATAATTAAATTATTTATTTATAAAATTAAATTATTTATTTATAAAATTTTACTTAAAATCAGTATTTATCATAAATTCAATCGATGATTCTAATTCAGATTGATAAAAAAATATAAAAAATAAAATTATAATAAAATAAAATTATAATTTTATTTTTTATAATAAAATATATTTTAATTATAAAAATGAGTAGTCTTAAATCTAAAAAGAAAGCGTGTTTTTTTTGTGAAAAGGGAGATCCTTGTTTGGAACATCGTTCTAAACATAAAGATATTAGTTCTTGTGATAATGATGATTCTGAAGATGATTGTAATAATGACTCTAAATGTATACAAGGACCCCCTGGACCTAGAGGATGTCCCGGCCCTGTAGGACCCCCTGGACCTGTAGGTGAACAAGGTCCAGGGGGTCAAATGGGACCTAGAGGATATCCTGGAGAACGGGGACCTGAAGGTCCTCCAGGAGAATCAGGTCCTTCAGGACCACAAGGACCACAAGGGCTCAAAGGGTCCGCAGGCCCTATGGGTCCTGCAGGTCCTCAAGGTTCTCAAGGACCACCAGGGGCTCCTGGTCCTAAAGGAGATGTGGGACTTCAAGGTGTTCAAGGTGATAGAGGTCCAATTGGTCCGGTGGGACCAGTAGGATCGCAAGGCTCTAAGGGAGATAAAGGTGATACTGGTACAACTGGACCAGGAGGGCCCCCTGGTCCTATTGGTCTTACTGGTCCTGTCGGACCACAAGGACCTAAAGGAGACACTGGATCAACTGGTGCAACTGGACCATTAGGAGGACCCCCTGGTCCGATAGGACCAGTTGGTCCAGTAGGACCGCAAGGACCGCAAGGACCTAAAGGAGACTCTGGATCAACTGGTCCGATAGGACCTATAGGCCCTATAGGATTACAAGGAGTTGCGGGCCCACAAGGTCCTGCTGGACCACAAGGTGTTGCAGGACCACAAGGTTTGACTGGAAATGTAGGTCAACAAGGACCACAAGGGAATGTAGGACCAACTGGACCGCAAGGAATTCAAGGAATTATAGGTCCTGTAGGACCTGTAGGACCTATAGGACCACAAGGAAATGTAGGACCAACTGGACTGCAAGGAATTCAAGGAATTATAGGTCCTGTAGGACCTATAGGACCACAAGGAAATGTAGGTCCAGTTGGTCCTGCCGGTACAGCTATTACAAATACTGGATATATATACAGTTATATTCAACAGGATGTAGCTATTCCTAATTCATCAGATGTGATATTTGATTTACCTTCAGGTACTTTGTTCCCAACTATTTTAGGTAATACAACTATTTCAGGAAATTGGAGTGCTGGATATAATACTCCAGGAACATATTTTACTTGTAATACAACAGGTGTTTATTTATTTAATTTAACTGTAAATTTAGCTAATCCTAATGAACCTCCTGCTGGTGTATTTATTGAAAAAAATACTATTGGATCGCCCTCGACATATATTATTATTCCTGGAAGTGGAACAGTTTCATCAATATCAAATATTGGAAATTCCAGTATTATTATTCCTGGAAATGGAACACTTCCATCAATATTTAATATTGGAAATTCCAGGAATACTAATACTTGCTGTAGTACATCTTTAGCTACTATTAATGCAGGTGAAAAAATTAGAGTAAAAGGGTATTCTACTGTTTCAGGAAGTGGTACTCAGGTAAATATTGTATATACTCCTAATTTAAATAGTTCACTTGCTTTAGCGGTTGTACTAATTGCTTAAATATATAATAAATATATAATAAATATATAATAAATATATAATAAATATATAATAAATATATAATAAATTTATTAAAAATATAATAATATAAAATTATAATAATATAAAATTATAATAATATAAAATTATAATAATATAAAATTATAATAATATAAAATTATAATAATATAAAATTATAATAATATAAAATTATAATAATATAAAATATATTTTAATTATAAAGATGAGTAATCTTAAATCTAAAAAGAACGCGTGTTTTTTTTGTGAAGAGGGAGATCCTTGTTTGGAACATCGTTCTAAACATAAAGATATGAGTTCTTGTAATAATGATGATTCTGAAAATAATTATAATAATGACTCTAAATGTATACAAGGACCCCCTGGACCTAGAGGATGTCCCGGCCCTGCAGGTGAACAAGGTCCAGGGGGTCAAATGGGACCTAGAGGATATCCTGGAGAACGGGGACCTCAAGGTTCTCAAGGATATCCAGGACCTACTGGGCCTAAAGGACCAGTAGGTCTTAAAGGAGATAAAGGTGATAGAGGTCCAATTGGACCTGTGGGACCTGTGGGACCAGTAGGTCTTAAGGGAGATAAAGGTGATACTGGTCTAATTGGACCTGTGGGACCTGTGGGACCAGTAGGTATTAAGGGTGATAAAGGATCGACTGGTGCAACTGGACCATCAGGGCCGCAAGGACCACAAGGTCTTAAGGGTGATAAAGGATCGACTGGTGCAACTGGACCATCAGGGCCGCAAGGACCACAAGGTCTTAAGGGTGATAAAGGATCGACTGGTGCAACTGGACCATCAGGGCCACAAGGTGATAAAGGTGATAAAGGAGATAAAGGAGATAAGGGAGATAAAGGAGATAAAGGTGATAAAGGATCGACTGGTGCAACTGGACCATCAGGGCCGCAAGGACCAGTCGGTCTTAAGGGAGATAAAGGATCGACTGGTGCAACTGGACCATCAGGGCCGCAAGGACCACAAGGTCTTAAGGGTGATAAAGGATCGACTGGTGCAACTGGTCCGCAAGGACCACAAGGTCTTAAGGGAGATAAAGGTGATACTGGACCTACTGGTCCTACTGGATCTACTGGTAGTACAGCTTACATATTTGCATATAATGCAGCTGGAAAGAATTTTAATCCTGGAGGACCATATACTTTAACTTTTGATACAGTTAATGGAACTGGTATAAGCTTTTCAAGCGGAACTGATTTTACTTTAAATAGTCCTGGATTTTATAAAATTGATTTTTCAGGAACATTTTCACAAGGAACTGCTGGAGCTTCATCTATAGCAGTTATTTATATGGAAGATAATGTGTCATCAGTTGTACCTGGAACTAGACATTCAGATAGTGTGGGACCTGGAACACCAACTTTAAATATATCAATGACAATTATATATAATGTTCCGAGTGGAGGAAGAACTATTAGATTTAAAATTGCAGTGAATGGTACTAGTATATTAAGTTCTAATAATACATATGGAACATATTCAATTACTGTTGTACGAATTGGTTAAATATATAATAAATATATAATAAATAAATAATTTAATTATTTATTTATAAAATATTACTTAAAATCAGTATTTATCATAAATTCAAGTAATGATTCTAATTCAGATTCAGATTGATTAAAAATATAATAATGTTTAAAACTTGAAAATTCAGGATACACACTAATTTGTAAAAGATACACATAATCAGATTTATCTGACATAATTTTAATTTCACGTCTAATTAAATCAGATGGTTTATCATAGAATCGAGTTTTAATATAATCACAAATTTGTTTTATATCTTTATATTTACTACAACTATTTTCTAAAATACCTTTAGAAGTTGCAGAATATACAACAAATAAATTTGTTAAATGTTTTTGTAAATATTCGTTAAAATTATTAAAATGCAATGAATGACTCATTATTTTTTTTTAATAATCTATTAAAAATTAAAATTATAAATCAGTTTTTTTATATTCAATTGCACTTTTAAGATAATTATTGTAAAAATAATAAGCACAAATACCTCCCAAAAATTGTGCAATTAAAAATATAATTAATTGTGTGCTATCAATTGTTTTATTTAAATAAAACATAGTTGTGACTGCTGGATTAAAAAATCCTCCAGTAATATATAGTGCAAAAAATATTAATCCAGCTAAAACTAATCCAATTGCAATTGGATTTCCTGTTGAAATAATTACTGTTAAAAATATAAAAGTACCGATAAATTCTATAAGAAACTGAATTAAATAATTATTACTCATCTTATATATTTTATATATTTAAAATAATTTAATTTTTATTAAAAATTAAATTATGGATTCTTTAAATTTAGATTTGTATATTAAAAAATATATATCTGAATATATTAAAAACTATATTATTAATAATGAATCTGAATTCAAAGGAGAATTAGGGCCAATGGGACCACCTGGAATTTCAGGTGAACCTGGTCCGACTGGAGAAACTGGCCTTATAGGTCCTAAGGGTGAAACTGGTGATAAAGGAGATAAGGGAGATATTGGACTTACTGGACCTACTGGACTTACTGGACTTACTGGACTTACAGGACTTACTGGACCTACTGGACCTACTGGACTTACTGGACCTATTGGACCTACTGGACTTACTGGACCTACTGGACCCCGAGGACCCGCCGGGCAGCGAGGTCCCGTTGGTCAGGCTGGATTTCCCAGTACTTCTATTTTAAATTGGAATAGTATAAATATTTTAAATAATAATAATTCATATATTGGAACTAATGGAATAAGTAGTACAGAAACGTGTATACAAATTCTTATTCCTAAACAAGGAGTAATTAAAAATTTGTGTGTGTATTTAAAAACACCACCTGGAATTAATAGTACTCGATCCTTTACTTTACGTAAAAATAACAATAATACAGCATTAAATGTAGTTTTACGCAATAATGAAAATACAGCAGTCAATTTAATAAATGGAATAAATGTAGATCAATTTGATTTAATTAGTTTATATCATACGTGTGCTGAAAATCCTGATCAAACAATAGTTATAGCAAGTGCATTATTTGAATAAAAATATTTTAAATATAAGATTTATTTAAAATAAAATCTTGTAATATAAAAAAATATATTATATTAAAAAACAAATGTTTACTTTCAAACCTAAGCTTTCCGCTAGAAACAATAAGTCTAAACAAAAAGCACTTCAAAGTGGAAGTAAAACTCCTCGAGTAAGTTCTAAAAAAACTGTTAAAAAACCTACTCCTAATATTTTTAGTGCACCCACGAGTCCAAAATCAGTATCGGGTCTTTTTAGCACACCAACGAGTCCAAAATCAGTAGCTAATATTTTTGAAATAAAATTAGAAGACTGCAAAGAGTCTGAATTAAATAATTCTGCGGATGAGTCTAAATCTGTAGAAACTCCAAAAGTTGAAACCTCAGAAAAAGTTGAGAAACGACAAAAACAAAAAAAATCTTGGTTTTCCAGAATCTTTAATTTTAAAAAATCTGATAAATCTGATAAGTCTGATTTTGGAGAATCTGTTAAAGCTTCTAAAATAGAATCAAATACAGCATTAAATGAATTAAAAAGTAATGTTAAAGTCAAATCTAAAGACTCTGATAAAAAATCTGGATTTTTAGGATTTAGAAAAAGAAAAAGTTCTAAACTTAAATTAACTATTGATGAATCTGTTAATAAAGTTATTTCAAATGATAATTCTCCTACTTTAGAGTCTTTAGAATCTAAAGATGATTCTAAGGACTCTGATAAATCTAAGAATTCTGATAAATCTAAGGATTCTGATTTATCTAAGCAAATTCTTGATTTTCAATATGAAAATTTTAAAACTGTAAAAATTAAATTAAATACGTCTGATATTAATAATTTATATACTAAATCAGTAGAATTATTACCTTCTCCTGGTGAAGGTCGAGCTATTTTAGTTTCGAGTGTGTTATTTAATTTAGCTCCAGGGACTGGTATATTTAGAAATGTAAATAGCCCTGGAGTAATCAATATTAATTATGGTTCTGATATTAAAAATAGTTCTAGTGCAATCGGAAATTGTATTCCTAAAACATTTTATGATGGAATTAGTAATAATTCTTGGTTATTAGATTATTATAAAGGATTTCATCACGTTGTTAATTATTCTAAAGATATTGTTGATAAAAATATAAGTATTTCAAGTTTGGGAGATCCAATTACTGGAGGAGATGATTCTAGTGCGTTATATGTACATATTACATATCGAGTTTTTGAATTAGTGTAATATATTAAAAATTGAAAATAATAAAAAAAATATAATTTTTATTATTTGTAAATGTTTGAACCTCAATGGATAAATGAATCGTTAACTACATTACAAACTTGTTATAACGAAAAAATAATATTAAAATTAAAAAACTTTAAAAAAGTAAAAGTACTAGAATCAATCGAATCGATTCAAACAGAAAATCCATATGTATATTGGTTTGTATATAAATGTTATTTTAAAGGACACGGTATATCTGTAAATTGGGACAAAGCTTTTACGTTTTTACAAAAAGCTTTAGTTATCACGGTAAATCCAATATTTTTATATGATTCTGCTGTAATGCATGAATTTGGAATGGGAACATCTATAAATTGGGATAAAGCACACACATTATATTTTGAAGCATTAAATTTAAATATAGATAATACTAGTTTATACACTGGAGCTATTTATTATAAATTAGGATATTTGTTTCATAAAGGAATTGGAGTATCTGCTGATTTAGAAAAAGCAATTGAATATTATAATATCGGAATACAATATAAAAATTATAAATCTGCATATTATTGCGGTTTAATTTATTACAATAAATACGAATTTAAAATCTCTTTTACATATTTCGAAACTTGTTTTATTTTTAGTAAAGGAATATTTTCAGAAGTATTATATATCTTAGGTAAATGTTATGAATTTGGATTTGGATGTAAAATAAATTACGAAAAAGCGTCTGAATTATATGCGAAAGGATCTAGAATGAATCATTTAGAATGTATACGAAATTATGCAGATTTGTATCTTTCAAAAAAATGTAAATTTAAATTTATAGAATCTTAAAGATTTTTCAAACTTTGAATTACTTTAGAAAAATCATAATTATCTGTATACACACATAAACTAAGAGTATATGGATATAATGAATCGTTACAATTATATGAAACTAATTCTATTTCTGGATATTCCAGATTTAAATACTCATAATATTTATACACTTTTAAATTTGATTGAACTTTAAAAGTATATAAACTATAAGTATGTGTTAAATTATAAAAATCATTTATATAATCTGTAAATTGGATTAAATAATTGTAATCTGGAATATATAATAATACTGTTGAATAATCAAAAATTGCAGTAGTGTATTTTTTTGCTATATAATGTTTATTAAATGAATCTGGAATAATATTTAAATGTATATTTTTACTATATGATAATTGTAATAAAAAATTAGAAATATCATTTGTGATTTGTGTATTTTTCCAGTTTGAGATATACAAATCATTAAAATAATGAGTTAAATTAAAATCAGTTGCAAATTGAGGAGTCGTACAAATTACTCCATTTGAATAATATTCAATAAATAAATTTAATAATTCATCAAATGCATTAGAATATAATTCTTTATAATCTAAACGTTCATCTAAACTTAAGTATAATTTATTATTTACAAAACTAGGTTTATATTTTTCGGATATTTGTATATTACAAAAAATATTATAAATCCATTCTTTTGGGTATTGTAAATTATAATTTTCAGAAGGATCAAAAAGTAAACACATATGATATAAATTTTTACAAACAAAATCTACTTCTGATTGAAGTGTAGCTCTTAATGTAGGGCTCATTATTACAATTCCATCAGGATTTTTTAATATAATACACAAATACATTTTATCGGAAATTTGCATACTTAAATATTCAAAATTAAATCCTAATTTACAAAACATTCCAGATAAATTACAATTTAAACAAAAAATGTCGTAATTATTATAATTATACTCAGCTGTATATGAAACAGATTCATTATCTAAAAATGGAATAGTTTTATAAAAAATTGTTTGTAAATATGTATTTTCTGAGTTATTTATAGAATCATATGTTAAGTTTAATTTTGAATTACACACATTTGGTGAATTGTAATTTATTATAAAATCACTCATTTTAATATATTATGTTTTTATTTAAAAATATAAACTACTTTTAAATAAAATATTTTTTATTTAAAAATGTTTAAATATGTTAAGTAAAATACAAATATGTAAAAATGTAAATTTCCAAACTCCAATTTGTGTTTTAAATGAAATTTTAGTTCATTCTGGAATTAAATTCGATTTTGCAAAATTAAATAATTGTGACGCATATAAAAATAAAATTTTAAATTATTTAAATAATAGATATAAGTCAGATTTATCCGATATATCCGAATCTGTACAACCCATAGAATCATATATATATGATTCTTTGCAATCTCGAAAAATTGCATTATTTTTAAATCCTTCAATACAATGGAGTAGTTCTAAATTAAAAGAATCATATAATTTTAATATAAATTTGTATAATTTAATTCTTAAACTTGAAAATAATACTCTTGAGTTAGAAAATTTTTTTGTTATAATTCGAAATTATAAATTCGGAAATCCAGATTACACAAACCTTGAAACTGTAAGTTTATCATTTGTGTATCGAATTTTAAAATTTGTAAATTTTAATTTTGAATGTAATTTAGATTCTGTACATTTATATAATTCAGTATTACAATTGTACAATAAAAATGATTTAATAAATTATAATAAAAATCATTTACATAAATTATCATTTTTAGATAATATTAACTTATATTATTTTTTAAATTTTAATCTTACACAGGTTATAGAATCTGAATCAGTGTATATTGATAAAAAAGAGTTAACTGTATGTTATAACAAATTAAAAAATATTAATTTAAATATTATTCACAAATTAAATGATTTAAGTTTATCTGAAATTTTTACTATTGGATTTTTATATTATAATTTAGATTTAACTTTATTTAAAAATCCAATAGCTGAATATTATAACTTAAAAAAATTTGCAAATTTACATTTGTATAATAGTAGAAACACTATTTTTAAAACTTTAGATTTTTGTAATATCTCAAATTATGTTTTTTTAGATTCAGATTTACAAAAATTATGCTTTAAATCACCTAATATTTTTAAAGCTGATTGTAATTTAAATTTAAATTATCCACAAATATTTTATTCAAAAAATTCTTTACCTAAAATTTATTATAATTATACTGGAAATTTAATATACTCAGATATATATTTTGAATGTAGTAATTATGTTTTATTGCAAAACTTTTATATTGGATTTCAATTAAACATAATTAATATTGAAACACCTATTTATTTAGAAACTGTTTCGGAATTAAATGATTCCGATGTAATTTGTTTTGGGATTTTATATTCAGAATTAACAGCTTTTACATTTACTGAATTAATAGATTCTTTTAATAATAATTACAATTTTAAGTTAACAGACTCAATTAATCCAGATAATGAATGTATCGATCGATTATATGAATATTCAGTTAAAAGAAAAGAATCAAATTTTGCAGATTTAGCAAATTCTATTAATAATGTAAAAATGTATCAAAGTTCGAAAGGTTCAAAAATGATTCAATTTTACGATTTTTATAACACATATTCTGATAAAAAAATTATTTTACAAATTTTAGAAACTTTATTACATTTTGGTATGTATATGAGAGGTTGGGATGGTAAAACATCATTTCCAGTTGAACTTGCATTAGCTGACGATTTAGAGCTTGTAAATTGTAATGTAGCTAATTGTTTAATAAAATTAGAATCTGAGTTATCTTTATTAAACGATGATTCTAAATATATTCGAGAATTTCCATTATTAAAATATAATGAAAAATTTTATTTTACAAATAATACTTCGGATGGATTAACTTTATGGGATCGAATTGAAATTATTAAATCTGGAGATTCAACATCAAATATGAATAGTTGTATTCGATTAAGTAGTAATATAATTTGTAGTACAGTATATAAAATGTTTAGTGTTTTAAAATTACCGGCTCCATTTGAAATACATAAATTACGAAATATAAGTTAAATAAATTAAATAATACAAATAATATAAATAAATTAAATAAATTAAATAAATTAAATAAATTAAATAAATTAAATAAGTTAAATAAGTTAAATAAATTAAATAATATAAATAAGTTAAATTTTGATTTGTGTAATTTATAATTTTTACATCTTGTAAAAATTATAAATAGTATGATTTATAGTTTAGGGGCGTAGCCCCAGATTTATAAGATATAAAAACTATAATTTTACAATTTGTAAAGTGTATAATTTCCATATCTGCAATTTTCTACATTTATAGTTTTTTACAAGATTTAAGAAATTAATAAAGTATATATTTTATTAATTTAAATAAGTTAAATAATATAAATAAGTTAAATAATATAAATAAGTTAAATAAATTAAATAAGTTAAATAAGTTAAATAAGTTAAATAATATAAATAATATAAATAAGTTAAATAATATAAATAATATAAATAAGTTAAATAATATAAATAATATAAATAAGTTAAATAATATAAATAATATAAATAAGTTAAATAATATAAATAATATAAATAAGTTAAATAAGTTAAATAAGTTAAATAAGTTAAATAAGTTAAATTTTGATTTGTGTAATTTATAATTTTTACAAGATGTAAAAATTATAAATAGTATGATTTATAGTTTAGGGGGCATAGCCCCAGATTTATAAGATATAAAAACTATAATTTTACAATTTGTAAAGTATATAATTTCCATATTTGTAATTTTCTACATTTATAGTTTTTTACAATATTTAAGAAATTAATAAAGTATATATTTTATTAATTTAAATATATTTAAGATTCAGGATCGTGAATAGGATTAGATTTAAACTCCATCTCAGAATTGTCCTTAGATTTAGAAGTTTCAGGTATAGATTCTAAAATTACGTCTTTGTTTTCAACTGATTTTTCAGAGGATTCCCAAATTATTTCAGTTTCTTTAGAATCAGGTTCTTTAGAATCAGTTTCTTTAGAGTCAGGTTCTTTCGAGACAGTTTCTTTCGAGACAGGTTCTTTCGAGACAGTTTCTTTCGAAGCAGGGTCTTTAGAATCAGAGTTGTCTTTAATATTTATATTACCTAATAATTTTTTAAGATTTATATCTGCCATATAAATAACTTGTTGAAGATAATAAGTTGTTTTTTTGAAACATAAAAACCCAGAATGTGTTTTCAAAATAAATTGTCGGACAATAAAAACATTATCATTTTTACAAGGTAAAAAATAAATGAATTCAGATTCATTTTCACCTGAATTAATAAAATTATCACTATTTGCTAATAAATCAGATAGTAATTTACAGTAAACTGAATCTTCAAAAGAATTGTTAAATTTATATAATCGTAAATTTAACAATTCTAAATGGGATGTTAAATCAGAAAGATCAGTTATAGTACTTTCATATGAAAGTGTGTTTATTATTTCATATTCATTTAATTTTAATAAACCTGTAAATGAATCATTTTTATTTAAATCTGATAATTTATAAATGCTGCTGTGAGATTTTAAAAGTACAGACATTTTATTTTATTTTATTTTATTTTATTTTATTTTACTTTTTTAAAATGTATAAATATATTTTTATATTTATAATATATTATATTTTTAACACAGTTGCTACGTTAAAGTATGCAATCTTAGGTGCAAGTTATGGTACATATCCATATGATATTTTTACAGATTTAGAAACTGCATCAATTCATAGTAAAATATTTTTTCCAGAAATTAACGCAGTATACAAATCGATACATTTATATTCCGATTTAATTAAGACATATAACGGAATCCCTCTATATGATACTAATAATACTCGTTATAATATATCATATGATATATTTAATTTAGATTGGAGTAATCCAGGTCAAATTGATTATATAGCACGTTATATTTCAAATAATTATAAATTTGTAGTTTCAATTTTACCTCCTCCACAATTAGCATATTTATTTCCATTATATTGTAAAAATAAATGTATTGTAGTAAATGCATTTCCAGCTGATAAATCAGATTATATATGTAATAATAATTTACCTGATTGTATCGCAAATAATATTAAAAATAAATATCGAAGATTTAATAATTTATTTACATCATTTCGAGATTTTTCACTATTATGTAATAATATTATTATTATGTGGAAAAATTTAGGAATTTCTAAAATTGGAATTGTGTATCCAGATAATTCAGCTGATACAGATATTTATAATGAAATAATAAATATATCAAATGATTTATATATTGATATAGTGTATGTAAAATGTGTGTCATTAAGTGTAAATATGTCAATTTATACAGATTTCCAAATTTCAGAATTAGTGTACAATTTAAAATATTCAGATTTAGAAGGATTGTTAATAATTGGAACAAGTACAAGTTTACCAATTAATTATTTTTATATAATCCAACAAATATTAGACAAAATGAAAAATTTTAATTATATACCTAAAGTTGTATCATTAGAATTAGGATCTTTAGATTTATTAAAACCTGAATCAATACGTTATTTTTGGAGTACATATATATGGGATTCTCGTTTAACTGGTTATGATTTTAGAGCAATCCATTCAAATGAAAATTTAGAAATCTATAGTTCTATAAAAAATAAATATTCTCCAGCTGTATTCTTAGAAAAATTTTTATATAATTACCCAGAATATACATATTCAGAAAGTTCTCATATAGTAGCTTCATTAGCAACTATTTCACTATTAATTTTTCAAAAGTTAATTGAATACAGTAATAGTATTGAATACAATGATTTAATATTAGCATCTACTATTATAAGTGTACCTTCAATTAGTGGATTAATCCAATTTGACAGATATGGAAGATTTGTCACTATCAATAATGATCTTATTATTGCACAAATTGATTTGGTCAATCCTAAAACATATAAATTTAATTTAATTAGACCTATTACTACTGATATTCTAGTTTTTCCTACCCCAAATTGGAATGAACGTCAGTATATTTACAATCCTAGAACTTCAGGTTTAGAAATTGGATTTATAACATTAAATACTTTTTTAATATGTGTGTTATTGTATTTAATACATTTTACAGTTAAAAATAGATATAATGTTATAATAAAAGCTAGTAGTCCTTTATTTTTAACTATTTTTTTAATAGGTCAATTATGTATGTGCATTGGAAATTATTTTTATACTTTAGATTCAACTGTTGCAGAATGCATATCTTTTTTTTGGTTTGTTTCAATCGGATTCGATTTAAGTTTTGGATCCTTATTTTTAAAAACTTTACGAATTGGTCAAATCTTTAATATTCGACGTTTAAAAATAAGTAATTTAGGAGATTTTAAATTAATTAAATATTTAAGTTTTATATTATTATATACAATAATTTTAAATACAGTTTATTCTTTTAAATTACAATCCGAACTAATTGTAAGTGATTATAATCGTCCAGCTTACAATTATCATATTTGTTTTTATTCAGAAAATGATTCTATTTTTTTAATTCTTACATTAGTCGTTAAATTTTGTTTATTTTTGCTAGGAATTTATACCACATTTAATATACGAAATGTTCAAACTATTTTTAATGAAAGTCGATATTTAGGTATAAGTATTTATGGTTCATTTATTTGCACTTTAATTTTTATTATAGGTGTATTTACAAATTCAAAATATAATTATAATTTATATATTTTTATTAATATTTGGATTTATATATTTATACTAAATAATATATGTAATATGTATTATAAAAAATTATTAGATTATTATTTAGAACAAACTTATATTTCAAATTATAGTAATGAATCATTTGTTAAATATTCTAAATCGTATTCTAATAAAATTAAACCTTTAAATTTACAAAGTCAGGAACATAAAATATTAGATAGTTCTTTTAGTCCTACAAATATAAACAGTCCTTTTAAATCTCCAAGTAGTGATTTAAATTTTCATTTAGGGTTATTCAAAAAACAATAAAAAATATATATTTTTTATAATAAAATATATGTCGTGTGCTGATTATATAGGAGAATTTAAACCGCAAGCTAGTAATGCAACAGTTATAGAATCAATATGTCGAGGCTCTAATCCCAATTACACTGGATCAAACTGGTTTAATTTTTGGAGTTTAAATAATGGTACTATTTGTACTTCAGAATTTTCAAATATTTTATATAATTCATTTAATACTGTAAATAATCCAAATAAAAAAACTTTACGAACCTATGACGCTTCTCAATTACAACGTGTTCGTGATAATTTTAATAATGCATTTCGTACATATTATAATAATTTTAAGATAACAAATCCAAATCAACCTGGATATAACGCGTTTCAAGAAACATTATTACAAAGTTGCTCCGATATTCCTGGAGTGTGTGATGATTTTTTAAATCCATTTTGTGATAATTGTTCTAGAACTGAAATTTCAAATAGTAGTTTATACACACGAATGTGTGGATGTCGAGCTGGAGATTTACCATCTGAATATAATGTTTCTAAACCGTGCGATCCACTTTGTAATAAATCAAACAGTATTTATAAAATTGACAGTATTACTGGAATACCGCAAATATGTTTATCAGATGTGTGTGTTATTGATGATATTAATATAAATAGTGTTAATTCAAGTGTAGCTGGAAATATAATTTTTTCACAGTTATGTAATAGTTGTAAAAATCAATGTAATTGTATTATTTCTGGCATAAATCTGAATGATACACTTCAAAAAGTAGGATTAACAAATGAAACTCAATTTAATATGAGTTGTGCATCTGGAACTTGTTATACTCGTGATTCAAATGGTGTTTTAAACCCTACACAATGTCCTAAAAGTACGGTCTCTACAAATAATACATTACCTGTAAATTTAAATATTGGAGTTGTACTATTATTAATACTAATTTTTATTATTTTAATTTTGGGTTTAATAGCTTACTATACTTAAAAATATTTTTTGTATATATAAAATATACAAAAATGTCTGAAATTGAAGATGACGGTTTTATCCGAAAGCGTGATAATTCTAGATCAAAACCTTCTGATTCACTTTTTTCGTCTAAATCTAAATTAACCTCCGATAATCATACTGAATTGAAAACTGATAATCGACAAGGTTCAGGAATTCGTGGTCCAGTAGGTCCCTCCGGTCCCAGAGGAGAAACTGGATCTATGGGTCCTAGAGGAGAAGTAGGACCACCAGGTCCAGTAGGACAGCCAGGTCCTGTAGGTCCCAGAGGAGAAGCAGGACAACCTGGAATACAAGGACCTCCAGGGCCACAAGGGTCTTTAGGACCAAGAGGTGAACAAGGAATTCCAGGGCCACAAGGATTAACTGGAAAAATGGGTCCATCAGGTCCTGAAGGAATCAGAGGACCACCTGGTATGCAAGGTCCTGAAGGACCACCTGGACCTATGGGGCTTGAAGGACCTGAAGGACCCTCAGGACCTGCAGGTATACCGGGCCCTCCGGGCCCACAAGGACCTTCTGGTCCTAAAGGTGATACCGGTCCAGCAGGTCCTCCAGGTAAATCGGTCGACTTAGAGAATTTAAAAATTAATAATAAATGTAATAACACAATTTTTGTAGACATTAAATACGGAAATGATGAAACAGGTACTCCAGATGACGCTTCATTTCCGTTTATGAATATAAACTCTGCTGTTAAAGAAGCAAAAACTGGAGATACAATTATAGTTAAACCCGGAAATTACGGAACTTTACTATTGAAACCTAATATTTGGATTGAAGCTTCGCACGGATTAGTAGTGTTTGATTCGGTTAAAACTGATATAAAATATAAATGGGGTCGAGATAGTACAGTGTATATTAAAGGAATTACAGTACGTTCATACGACAAACCTTCTTTAGAATTAACTCGAGGGCATACTTTATTTATAAATTGTACTATAATGTGTGTATATAGTAGTAATACTTTAATAGATTCATTTTTAGCAAATATCGAAAATTGTAAATTACATATTTGTGAAAGTAATATAATTCTTGAAGCAAATGGTCGAAATGAAATAATTAGTGTATTTAAAATCTCAGGTAATGATTCAAATATAAGTTTACTTGTAGATGGTGGAAGTATGGAAGTTAAGCGATTAGGAAGTGATTCAAATGTGTATGTTATATATAATTTTAGTAAATCAAAGAATTTAACAGTTTCAAGATGTAGAATTGACTTTGAAGTAGATTCAAGTAATAATATTGAACCTGAATATCATTCTGAATCTGAAAATTTAGCTAGTGAATTTACCGGAAATTTTATATCTAATAAACGAGAATCTAAAACAGGTGAACATATCGAATCTGAAAGTAAAAATGACTCAAGTGAACGGATATCTAGTGAGCGATTACAATCAAATATAGTTTCTAATTTACAAGATTCTAAATGGAATAAAAATAATAATACTATAAAAACTGAAATATCTTATGTTAAAATTGTAGATTCTAACGCTTTTTTAAATGAAAACGATCGAATTGTTTTAATAAATAATAATCATTCTAAATGTATAATTAATCTTCCTGAAATTAAAGGTGATTCTTTAGAAAATTGTAGGGGAACTTTAAAAACTTGTAATTTAAAAATAAAAAATTTAAGTACGGGTTTAATGCACACTATTAATGCTCGAGGAACTAGTAAAATTGATATTTTGGATCGAAATAAAAGTATCCGACCCGGAGAAACAATTGAATTTTGCAGTGTCGGAAATGATTGGGTTGTATTGTAAAAAATATATCTTTAAAAAAATAAAATTTATTACAATTTGGGTACAAAAAGTGTTTACAGAATTGTATACTGTAAGTCCTACTGTATATTTAGAAACACTTCCGAATTTTATTACATAAAGTTTTAATTGGTTTGAGTTTCGGATGTTAATGATTTATTAAAAAAAAGATAAATCAAAATTTATCAGATATATTCTATAATATAAGTTTACCTTCATATATTTTTTCTCAGATTGAATATGATTTAATTATATTATTTGAAACAAAAACAAATATATCATATAACGATATAAAAAAAGTTTTAACAAATTAAAATATAATTTTGTCGTTTTATACAATTTATAATCGTATACAATTATAAATTTTGGGCATAGCCCGTAAATATATAAATATTAGTTTATAAATTTTATAGTTTGACAAAATTATAAAAAAATTATAATAAATATATATTTTTTATAATTTTTTATTTCGATTTTAGAATCCCTCTTAATATAGTTTCACATAATTCAAAATTTAATTTATTTAAATCTATATAATTTTTATACATCGGGATAAGTTTAGATAAATTATATTTTTTACATTCTGTAGGTTTATTATATTTATATAGTTCAGATAAATTTTCAGCTTCTGAAATAGAATCATAACAATTACAATTTTCACATAATTCATTAATTTTACATTTTTTACATTGAATTAAATATAATCTGTCATACCAATCAGAGATTGTTATATCATAATTATCTAACAAATATTTTATAATACTTATAAATTCCATTTTTTATAATTTTTAAACAATTATAAAAATCAATTTATTTGTGATAACCTAAATCTGCTAAATTTTTGAGGCCTATATTTTAATTATCGTACCTTTATTATTTTCAAATATTTTTCGTAAATATGTACATTCATTTATATATTGTAATTTTAAAGGATCCATTTTACTTCGAGTTTTAGAATTTATAATTCCTTTACTCCAATATTTAATTAATAAATCAGAATCACAATATATAATTTTATATTTCTCGGTGCATACAGCTATTCGTAAACCGATTAATAATGCTAATAATTCGGCTCCATTATTTTGCATTTTTGATACATCTAGGAAATTACTAATTACAGTTTTACAAATTCCTACTGGAAATTTACATTCATAAAATTCTAAATCTATCAAATTTATAAATAATACATATTTATAAATTATTTTTAATACTTATACAGTCTATTATAAATTTCCGAATATTAATAAAACATAATAGTATGAGTTAAAATTACCAAATTCTTGGTAAAGTAGAAGGTAAATCTCGTATAATTTTACAAGATTCATTACGAACTATAGTAGAACCATATCGTAAATCAGATACAGCATTTGCACGACAATTAGGGTCACAAATGATCTGAATTGCACGCTCGAAGTTAGAATCTCTATAAGTCCATGGTCTACCGAACTCCACATCTTTAAATGGTGGAAGTGATCGTGAGAAGTCAACAACTCCAACATTACGTGCTGTCTTTCCAGTTAGACCGATATCGCGAAAGAAATATTCAAGACCAGTATTTGGATTTGCATCACACCAAGTTAATCTGTTTCCAGTGGGTAACCGACTTCCAGCATAGCAAACTGATAAAGCTTCAATCCTTTGAACTCCTAGCAACGGATTCACTGGAAACTCACTTCTAGAAGTAGTTAAGTGGTCGGTAGATGGCGCTGAACCCATGCTACTACCGGCCGTGGCGAACGGTCGTCCATAAACGGATAAATTGAAATAGTCAACCTTTCGGTCAGAGTCAAGGAACCCATTATACTGTTCGGTTCGAAGCCGCAAATCGTTCTGAAAAGCCTTTGCTGCTGAATAGCTTTGTTCCGATGCAAGTGTAAGAACTCGCCCTTCAGTTAAACGAAACTGTGCGTTAGGCTCCACCTCGATACTGTAATCAGTTCGACTACACTTTTCTTCTCGAGTAGCAGCTCCTCCTTCAAGAGATCGGACATACCGAGCACAATCACTAAGATCTGCACCGTAATTGAGTTCTTGTAATGCAGTTGAGGCAACAAATCTGCTTCTAAGAGTAGGGTGTGGACTGGAACCGATGTGCGCTATAAATGGTCTCTCAGCAGCTGATCCACCTCCGTTTGCACGTAAATCAACTATGAATCTATCTACTCCTTGACTTTTAAAAAACCCAAATATTGCTCTCATATACTGACGAATCTGTGGCATTCCTACAGATATTTCATCATCTTGAAAAAGTGTTGATAAATCGGTAGTATTGTTTGACATTATCATATCTGGGAACGATACATATCCCACTTTGAGAGTAGTTCCAGTTAGAGATGCTACTATAGAAGGTTCTACAACACCAAATAAGATATTTCCACCGCTTGTGATGTTTGACAATTGTGAAATGTCAAAAGCATCAATTACACGTGCCACTGGTCTCACTGGTCCAGAAATCTCGGAAGCAAGAAGAGCTTGAATCTTCTTCGGGGCCTTCATGTATCGAGTGAGTAAAGGAGATGCTAAAAATTGAGGTAAATTGTTTTTGAATGGTAAAGCTCCGAGGTTCGTAATACAATCGGTAGTGTATCGATAGTTCTGAGCAAGAATAGACGACACATCACCCAGTGGAAATCGTGCAGCTAAGAGGTTTGATGTTGTTAGTTTTAAATCGGTATAGAATCTCGCTGGTTCGATAATCATCATTTGGGTTGCGAAAGTTGACGGATACACACCAAAAATTGGGAAATAAGAACGCATAAAAAATCCCATATCCTCCCAAGTTTCCGGATACCATCGACCAAAGTCTTGTGCACCGATTCCACATCCCGCGGTAAGCACATGCTCTTCTAAATTCATAAGTCGCTGAATACAGTGGAGTGCAAAAAGCATTTCTCGAAACGAACATCCTGCCAACTGCATGTGTGGGGTCTGCGCTCGAAGTGGTTTCATGCTATCACAGGAAACTGATTTTTTAAGAATTCGTAAAAACCCATCTACTGGCGAGTTTGTAATAGCAGGTTTCTCACCTACAATTAAACGTACTGCTGTTGTACCAGATTGTCGTTGAACTGGAATACCGTTAGCTGCTGTCTTGAGACCCAATAAATCAAGAATAGTTGACTGTGTCGAGATTGATACATTTTGGGATAGATCACTTCGAATATACACAAGTTCGTCTGATTTATTAGAGAAAACTGTTGTAGGAACTTGATTTACATAATCAAAAACAATTCCATTATAAAACCAAATGTACAACGAAGGATGGATTTTTTGTAACTCTTTGTTTATCACTAATAACACATCTAAAAATATATAATATCCTGGTGTAAGTTCGACAGTCAAAGACGCTCCATTGATATTTAAAGTGAGCCGATTGTTAGATTGAGTAATAACCAATGGAACTTCAATGTGAAAGTTCATTATACCTTTCTCCATTAATTCTGCTTCAAAACATCTAGGGGGTGGTTTTGCATAATTGAAACCACCGGCAATTGAGCAAGTGAACGGTATATTATCAATATCTGAGTATCCAGTACCATCAAAAAATACGGGTAGGCCTCCGGCGAATGGAAGAAAGTTAAAATCACTATTCTCAAAGTCTGAATCTTCCATAGTTATTTTGATAGTTCCATCAAGAAGACCACGTTCGACCCTTTTGACTCGTCCACCAATCCTGAACCCCGTCGTCTTGAAAAGATTAATATACTTTTCAGCGGTGCGTCGCCCCTTGTTTCCGAAGATGCGGTAATCTAGTATCTGACGTGGGGCAGAGGGAGCAGCAAAAGGATCAATATATTGGATACGCTCGTTTCCTGTGATGTTTAAGGATACAAACATTTCGGTCCAGAATTTTAAGAGCTCTTCGGGAGAGTGACAGTTAAGAAGAGAATCTCTGTAAGATGCTCCTTTTTCTAACAAGTGTCGTGCACTTTGTGGTGTGATTTTTCTAGGTAAAGCCGAAAATCCAGATGCATACGGATTTGGATTTGTAAATCCAGGTTTAGGTGGGTTACTAATAAGAAGAAAACGTTCTCCCGCCGATACAATAGGACAAATACGTGTTGAAACAGTAGAACTATTTCCAAGTACAATAAGATTCCCGTCAGCTTGGAAGATATCTTGTGAACCGATTCGAGTCATAATAAAATCTGCTTGTTGAAGCTGAGGTGCTGGTCGAGTTGCCAAGAATCCATAAACACGAATTCGATAGTTGTTATCATCAATTTTTATTACTTCTAGTAAACCATTCAACTTACGATCTACAATTGGTGCAGATAAAAATGGTCTTCCATCAAAATACCAACCGGTGATCGGATCAGTCGAAACCTCATCAAAAGTTGGTGCAGTTACAATTCCAGTACTCGTTATTGGACCATTTACAATCAGTGGTTCATTGAATGTCGGCATAGCAGATATATCTTTACCTAAAGTATCTAAGGTTGATTGATAAGCAGATCGTACCTCTCCATTTGGAAGAGAATCAATGATCTTTTGGATTTCCATTCGTTTCTCAAATAGCGGATCAGTTGCAATCATATTTCGAGTGTGCTCCAAAGCTGAAATATTTAAATCAGCTCCTACAGATTGAGACCTATAAGTTGACTGAGAATTTATAGATCTAACACTTGTAGAATCAGATGATCCAGCTAGCCAATTTAAAAGCTTAGAGCTTTGGGTTGGAATTTTTTTAGACTGGGAATAACAACTATTAAATTCTTTATAGTTTGAATTTTCTAAACACAAATCATCACTATCACTATCACTATCACTATCACTTGAATTTCTTAAAGAAAACTTAAATTTTCTAAAATTTGACATCTCTTTTATTTTAATATTTTTAAATTTTTTATTTTAATATTTTTAAATTTTTTATTTTAATATTTTTAAATTTTTTATTTTAATATTTTTAAATTTTTTATTTTAATATTTTTAAATTTTTTATTTTAATATTTTTAAATTTTTTATAATCGTTTCATCATTTGAATAATATTTAAAGTTTTTAAATACTCTGATTTTTCTAATATTAATTCACAGTATTTAATTAAAGATTCTAAATCATACAAATCTAATTTTATATCTTTCAAATAATATTCTGAATTTTTGTAAGATAAATTATTTCGTACGTCTGTAATTTGTACTTTACAGTTAATATTTCCATAAAATATTTTTTTATCAGAGTAATCTAAATTTAAGAAAAAAATATGTTTTTCAGAATCTAAATATTTAGATATTGTATACAATAAATCGACTCGACTCGTATGATACACATAAATTTGTAAACTTCTAATTAAAGCAAGATCTGAGTATAATTTTAAACACTGAGAATTTAATTTTGTATTTACAGGTTCGAAATAAATTACATTTGAGTATTCTAAAAAATTAGATATAAAATAATTATAATCAAAAATATGCATTCCTAATAAAGTTGACATATTTCGAATATTGTAATCTAATGATTCTAAAGGATTATAAATTAATCGTGATTCTAAATCGCATATATCATTTTGTAAAATATATTTATATATATTTGGAGATTTATAAAATTCTAAAAATTTAGTTAAAATTTTAATATCAAGATTATATAAATTTAACATTCGTATATATCGAATTCTATATGATTCTAAATCAACAACAACACTTTTTTTTAATAATGATAATTCAATTTCTAAATCAGTTAATAAGTAAATATAAAAACTCATAGGATTTAAATGTAATAATGCGATTCGTTTAATATCATCTCGAATTTGAAAAATATAATTACAAATTATACAATCATTTAAATAAGTTTGTAAAATGTAATTTTTGCTTTGTTTATTTAAATCTGGAATATCTAAAAATCCTTTTAAAGATCCGACTGTTTGTAATATATATAATAAGTTTGAATAAAAGATAAAATCATTATTTTCTATTTGTATATTATATAATTTACAATAAATATAAATATCAGATTTATCTTTTAAAAATAATGGATTAATATTTTGTAATTTTTGCATATATGATTTATTTTTAAGTTTTTTACAAATTAGATCAGATTGTAGATCAGATTGTATATCAGAATCAGATTTAGAATATAAATCTAAATTTTTAATATCACATATAAACTCATTTTTTGAATTTCCGTATAAATTATATAATTTACATATTTTTATCTCAGTTTTTAGTTGTGTGTTTATACTGTATTCAGTACATAAAAAATCTAAAAAATCAGTTTTTGAAAATTCAGTTAACTCATTTTTATTATATGGAAGTTCACTTATTTTTAAATTGAGATACATTATTTATTTTAAATAAAAGTTATATATAAAAAAATAAATATAAAATAAATTTCAATTTATTTTTTTATTTTTAATAAAATGGATTCGTACACTTTATATACTGAAACTGATTATTCATCCCAATCATCTTGGAAAGATAAAACTCTTTGGATTATAATTTTAATTGTAGTTTTAATTTTAATTTTAGAATCGTATATTACTTCTAAAGGAACCCAATCTGATAAATACTCTAGTTTAAACAAACCTAGTTGGCAACCAGCTCCAATTGTTTTTAGTGTTGTTTGGATTATTCTTTTCTCAATTATTATTTATGCTTGGTATAAAGGAAATAAACTTTTAGAACATGGAACTCGTACAACTGTAAATGTACTTTTTGCAATTAATTTATTTTTAAATTTCTTATGGGTATATGTATTTTTTGGACAATATCAACTTACTGCAGGTGTTGTTGTGCTAATTCTTCTTATTATAAGTACAATTGTTTTAATTTGGTATTTATGGCGATATGCTAAAACTCCAGCTATTTTACTTTTATTATATTTAGGTTGGCTGTTTGTTGCTCTTGCATTAAACAGTTCATACGTGAGTTTGAATCCAGATATTAGTAGTAGTAATAATAATATGAATCATTAAAAAATAATCATATAAATAATAATATAAATTATAAAATATTATAGATCATTAATAAATAATAATATAAATTATAAAATATTATTATTATCGATTTGTATTATCGATTTTCAGGATTTTTTATATCTTAGGATTTTTTAAAATATTTTTAAAACTACTATAAAAATAAAAATAAATTGATTTTTATTTTTATTTTAAATATTTTGTAATTAAAATAATGAGTGCTAAAATATCAGGACAATCCCTGAAAAACACAGAAACCAATCTAGAATATGAAACTTTAAATATACAAAATCTAATACTTCCAGAACCACTATCATATTCAGTAGAATCTATAAATTCAGAGAATTTTACTGAGCCAGGTGCATTAACTTTAACTTCTGATGGTAAATTATTACGAAAATATTTAACATTTTCGGGATTTACTCGTCAATTTCAACGTGCGTATGATAAATGGTTAAATGATATTTTACCAGGTCAAATTACAAATTATCAATTTCCTACTGGAACTGGTGTATATCGAATTGAAGGAATTGAATATCGAGGACCATATACCGACGATGGAATTCCAATTCTTCCAAAAACAGCTCGAGATCAAGGTCGTATTTATGATATTTCTGTATACGGTGAACTTGTATTTTATCCAAATAATCCACAATTACAACCTATACGAGATTATAATTTATCTAAAAATAGAAAAACTGCAGGTAGTTTTAGTACTAAAACTAAAAATTTACTTGGTAAATTTCCACTAATGTTAGGAACACATTATTGTCATTTACACGGAAAACCTGAACGAGAATTAATTGCATTAGGTGAATGTGTATCAGATCCATTTGGATATTTTATTATTAACGGTTCAGAACGATTTATTAAACTTCAAGAAAAATTGAGATTAAATAAAATTATTATGTTTTTTAATAGTAAATTTAAAACTGTAGAATGTCAATTTACATCAAATAGTATTAAGGGACCTAAACGAGTCCGAATTATTATCGGAAAATTTAAAGATCTTCAAATTCATCTTCCATTTTTAGGAAGTACCGGAAATAAATTAAATACTCTTAATTTATATGTATGTTTTCGATTATTAGGAATGAAAAATATAGAATCAATCGAAAATTTAATTTTAAGTTTTGTACCGGAATCGGCTCGAATTAAAGCGCGTCACATTTTAACCTTAACTCGAGTAGAAGCAATGAATATTTCAAATGATTATGAATCGGTATGTGCACTCAAAGGAATAACTGAATTAGATTATAATCAAAAAATGTTAAAAGTTAAAAATTTTATCGCAGATGATCTTTTCCCTCATATTTTTTTCTCAAATAACCCAGAATATTCAAATTATGTTAAATGTGTGTTATTAGCTCAAATGAGTAGTCGAATTTTAGAATATTTACTTGATTTAAGAGAACTCGACGATCGAGATTCTTTTTCAAATAAAAGAATTGAATCTGCAGCTGTTTTAATGGAACAATTATTTACACCCCTTATTGGCGAATGGGTTAAAGATGTAAGTGCATCTATTCTTGATCAAAAATCTAAAAATGAATTAGAAAGGATTCGACTCTCAATACAAAAACATGAATCTACTTGGGAAAAAAATTTAAAAGATGCATTTTCAAGTGATAATTGGGGTGTCAAAGGAAGTAAATTTAAACAAAATGTGACTGATTCATTAAAACGTGATTCTGTTGCATTAGTGTATTCACAATTAACAACAATTAACACTCCTACAAGTGAAAATAATCGAATTACAGATATACGATTGATTCATCCTACACAAACAGGATATATATGTATTGTTGAAACACCAGAAGGTGAAAAATGTGGATTAGTTAAAAATTTAGCATTAACATCATATCCAAGTGTCGAATTTTCAGAAATTCCATTAATTTCAAGTATTGAAAATTATAAATACATAGCTGAAACAGCTGAATATTCTGAAACTGGAATTGATCTTTTAGATCCATTAGGGTATCCATCACAAACTGAGAATTCTGAAATTGGGTATACTTTAAATCGAAATCCTTTAAAAAAAGATCTTCTCACAATTAACGGTATTCCACGAGGATGGTGTAATTCAGGGATAATGTATCGTTATTTACGAAATTTAAAATTAGGATACAGTTTTCCAGAAATGGCAATTATACAATCTGAAAATTGCATTGAAGTTTATACGGATTCTTCACGATTAATACGTCCATTGTTAGTTGTAGATTCCGAAACTGGAAAATTAGTATTAAGTATCAAAAAATTAGATTCACCTGAATATGTTTCAAAATTTAAAGATAATGATTCTTACATAGCTGAATTGTTTAGAAATGGAGCATTAGAATATTTAGATTGCGCTGAACAAGAAATGAATGCAATTGTAGCTCAAAGTACAGGACAATTATCAGATTTACAAAAAACTTTCGATAATTATAGATCTGACTTAAAAAATGCAATTAACGCATTACAATTCTTAAAATCCTTAGAATCTGATAATTCTGATAATTCAAATTATTCAGAACCTGATTCGGAATTGCGAATGGCATACGAAACTTATTATTCAGAGGAAACTATCGAATCTTTAGAATCTAAAATAAGTAAATTGCATATTATTTTAGATCGAATTCGAAATACTCCAAAATTTACCCATTGTGAAATTGATCCAGGTGCAATTTTAGGTATTACTGCAAGTTTAGCTCCAATTCCTAATTTTTCTCATGGACCACGATCAGTGTTTCAAGCAAAAATGACTAAACAAGCTGAAGGAATTTATCATTCAAATGGAACTAATAGATTTGACACAACTGTAAAAACTTTAGCTTTTCCAAGTCGACCAATGTTTGAAACTCAAATTTCTGAATTTATTGGATTGAATCGAATGCCTATTGGTCAAACTGTTAAAGTTGCAATTATGAATTATGGAGGATATAATATTGAAGATGGTATAATATTTAATCAAAGTAGTATTGATATGGGTTTATTTACAAGTGTTAAATATATTACAATTTCAGTATATGAATCTTCTGGAACTTATATTGATAAAATAGAAATTCCGAAAAATACTAAAAATATTCAGAAATTCGCACATTTGGAACCTTCGGGTCTCCCAAAACCTGGAACTCGATTGGAAAAAGATCAAGTTGTTGTCGCAAAAACTCGAGTATACAAAGGAAGTAAAGAAGTTGTTGATGTAAGTGAAACTATTGGAATTGGAGAAGAAGGAATTGTAGATCGAGTATTAATAACAAAAACAGTTGACAATAAAACAGTGGCATATGTTAAAATTAGACAGTTACGAATTCCTAGACCGGGAGATAAATTTTGTGCATTTTATAGTCAAAAATCAACTATGTCTTTAGCAGTTCCTCCGGAAGATCTTCCGTTTATCGCAAGTGGACCTGATTCTGGAACAGTTCCCGATGTTATTATTTCGCCATATTGTTTTACGGGTGATACTCGAGTTTCATTATCTAATGGATTATCAATGAATATTAAAGATATGCCAGCTGACGGTGGATTCGATATTTGGAGTTTTGATACTACAAATAAAGGATTTACAGCTAGTAGACAATATGCTGCAGAACCTAAAGGTGTTAAAGATATTTTACAAATAACTTTGTCAGATGGACGTACATTGAAATGTACACACGATCATAAAATTTTAACTAAAAATTCAAACAATGAATATGTGTATATCGAAGCTAGAAATTTATTACCTCGAGGGGAATATAAAGATGGAAAATGGAATAATTCTTTAAATTCTAATCCAACTAATGTTGTTGTAGGATTAGAAAATCCTTTAGATGAATTTGGAGCTGATGAAGTTGGTTGGAAATTTCATTTATACTCAGATGTTTATTTAGAAATGAATACTTATTCAAACAGATACAGGGTTTTAGCTTTTGCTAGATTACTTGGATATATGTTATCTGATGGTTGTTTATGTATTGATAAAAGAAGTGGTAATTTCTTTGGAAATATATTATTTGGACATATTTATGATGTTGAATCTGCACGTGTTGATATTTATTTATTAACCGGTATTAAATATAAGTTTAGATATGACAGTAATTGTTATATAATAAATTATAGTGGAAAATTAGGAATGATGTTTGGAATGTTAAAAAATATGATATACGGTCGTAGAACTATGCAACCTGAACAATGGCCCGATATTGTGCTTGATCCTAAAACGCCAAAATCATTTATTCGTGAATTTTTAGCTGGATTATTTGGAGGTGATGGTCATAGCCCATATACTAGATTTAATAAAGCTTCTAATTTAAAAAGTAAATCTGGAGATCGATATACTTTAGAACGAATGGGATTTTCACAGTCAGTTCATCCTAATTTTAGAGAATCAATGATTCTTAAAATGACTCAACTTCAATCATTATTATCTCGATTTGGAGTGGAAACAGATTTATTGCCTCCTAAAATGATGAATAAAGGAAAAATTGAAGAAGCTACAAATAAATTACTTTTTGACCAAATTAAAGATTCATATAATTTCTTTGACGAACCTGAAATAGAGTTAGAAAATAGTTTTAAAGAATTAAATATATCTGAAACTGATAAAAATGAGGAAACTGATAAAAAAACAGATTCATATAAAATAAAACAATTTTTAAATTATATTGATGGAAAAGTTGTTGAATCTGAATGTAAAGTAAATTTAAATTCTAATTTTTATACAAAAAAACGAGATTTAGATTATTTAAGTTATAATAGAACTGAAGTTCACGAAATCAAATTTAAACCTGGTACAGATTTATTATTTCATAAGCATATTGGAGTTAGATATTGTATTCAAAAAGCTTTAAAAACTGAAGCTGCTTGTGCTTATTGGAGATATATTGAAAATGTTAAACATCAACACGATTTTGTTATAGCTCAAGATTATAATATATATATGGATAACAATAATAAACAAATTGATAGAAGTAGATGTAGATTAATTTCTGAAAATATGGCTAAAGAATCGTTATATTCTAAAGAAGCTCCATTAAACGAGTATTATTCTTTACCAAATAGAGAATTATTTGCAAGGAGACGACGAAGAGATAGATCAAGTGAACTTAAAAAATTAGATTATAATTTTATAGAAGATGTTGAAACATTTTTTACCAAAATGGGAGTTTATGATTGGTTTATTAAAAGTGAAAACAAAGCAAATTATATAGTTAAACAAACAGATTTTTATATTAGAACTTTCAATCTAGAAGTTGTGGATATTAGACCTATCGGGAAAGAAGAAGTGTACGATATATCCGTAGAAAGGACAGAAAACTTCTTTGCGAATGGAGTTTCGGTTCATAACTGCATAAGCGGGCGTATGACGTGTGGGATGCTAATCGAGATCATAGCTTCAAAAGTTGCGGCACTTAGAGGCGAACGAATCAATGCAAGTGCATTTTCAAAATTTGAACACGAAAAGTTTGCAAGTGTACTACGATCATACGGGTTTGATTCAAAAGGAAATGAAACAATGATATCTGGATTAACTGGAAAACAAATTAAAGCTCAAATCTTTGTAGGACCTTGTTATTTTGCAAATTTAGGAAAAGATGTAATTGATAAAATTCAAGTTCGTGGATATGGTAATTATGATCCTACTACACACGAAGCGGTTCGAGGTCGAACAGCTTATGGTGGTTCTGGTTTGCGAATTGGTGAATTAGAATCTGCGACTTTTATTGCACACGGAACTCCAAATATTTTAAGAGATCGTCTTAATTTTAGTTCTGACGGTTATCGACGTGTAATTTGTAAAGAATGTGGATATTTTGCAATTAATGATATTGTTTCAAAGAAATTTGTATGTCGATTTTGTAAAACATCTGGTTCATTTGGAACTTCTACTTTCCCAACAACTTTTAAGTTTCTTATTGAATTGCTTTCAGGAGCTAATATCGGAATTCGTTTAGGAAGTTCCAAACGAAATATTCCGATAAGTGAAAAATTCAGCGACACACTTACAGCTTCAAATATACTTAAACCGGATGAGTATGATTTTACACAATTTGACACGTATGATGAATCTGGAGATGAATCTGGGTATGAAAGTTAAAAGGTTAAAGGTTAAAAGGTTAAAAAAAATATATAATTGTATATTATATATTTTATAATAAAGTGTTTATAATTTTTATTTTTTATTATTATAGTAATTATAATTTTTATTTTTTATTATTGTAGTAATTATAATTTTTATTTTTTATTATTATAGTAATTATAATTTTTATTTTTTATTATTATAGTAATTATAATTTTTATTTTTTATTATTATAGTAATTATAATTTTTATTTTTTGTTATTATAGTAATTATAATTTTTTGTAAGATTAATAATTTAATAAACATATAAGACTCACAAAACGTAAAACTTATAATAAATATGTTTCTGGGCTACGCCCGAGTTATAAGGTTTATAAATTTTACATTTTGTGAAGTATATAATAATATTTTTTTATTATTATATTTCTAATTATACTTTATATTTATATTTTTAATTATACTTTATATTTATATTTCTAATTATACTTTATATTTATATTTCTAATTATACTTTATATTTATATTTCTAATTATACTTTATATTTCTAATTATACTTTATATTTATATTTCTACTTTATATTTATATTTCTACTTTATATTTATATTTATATTTCTAATTATATTTTATATTTATTTTTAGTTATACTTTATATTTATATTTTTAATTATACTTTATATTTATATTTCCAATTATACTTTATATTTATATTTCCAATTATACTTTATTTCTAGTTATGTGAAACTAAAAATTGTACATTTGTTTGTTATAATTGGAACAGCAGATTCTGGAAGACTCAATTCAGGTAGATTTAAAAATTTTGCATCTGTAGATTCCAAATCCGATTCCAAATTCGATTCCAAATCCGATTCCAAATCCGATTCCAAATCCGATTCTAAATCTACAAATATAGAATTATATTTTTGTAAAACTGTATTTAAATTATTGCAATTATTTTCTAAATTTAACTCGTCTATTTTACAAATTATACCATTTATATCTACCAATTTAGACAAATTACAAATATAAGTTTTAAATTTATCAATTGAATCAAATATAAGAATACAATTATGTAAATTAATTTTAATATAATCTAAATTTAAAACTTTTGTTAAAAAAATATATTTATTAAAATTTAGACTGACTATAAAAAATAATTTATCAAAAATACAAACTTTAATTTTATTAGATTTAATCTCGATATTACAAAATCCATATTGAATAAAAATCTGTTTTATACAATCTATAGAATTCATTTTTATATTCTAAAAAAATATATCTTAATCAATTTTATATATTTTTTCCTTCTTTTAATAACCCTTTATAATATCGATTTACAAATTTAATACATATATCATATTTATGTATTAATTCGTCATATATTGAATCTGGAAAATCTGTTTTAGAAATATAATTAAATTTTCCTTTAGCTAAATTTAAACATAACTCTCGTAAATTAAAAAAATACAAGGTATGAATATATGTATTATTATACAAAATTTTAATTTTTGGATCTGTAGTTAAAGAAGCATATAATTCATACTCCGAGTTAAATTCAAATTTTGAAAGTTTAGATTTACAAATTTTATAAAAAATACTATTATTAGAAATCCAAATATACGAATCTAAATTTAAATCAGCATTTAAACATTCTTTAAATGTTTCAGACACACATTGAAATTCGAAATCTACAATTTTTTGTATTTTATTCTTTGTTTCAAAGTCTAATAATTTATTATCATATAATTCAAAAAAAGCAGTATGTTCAATTTTAGATATTATATTTTTTAATATCTCAGAGTTTTTACTTAAAATTGCATTATCCAAAAAATCATTAAATGTAAAACAAAACTTTCCAATTGCGGTTTCTAAATTTGAATATAATAAAAATCGATAAAAATACTCTAATTTAGATTCATCTTTTTCATTATGATTTAAAGTATTTAAAATTGTTAACATTGCAAAATTTACACATTCACGAGATTCAGAATCTACATTTAATTTAGGGTGTGTATTAAAAATTTCACGTAAAGATTTTGAATACACTAAACTATTATTAGAAATAACATTAAGCATTTTATTTATTTTTATATTTATTTAAATAAAAAATTGAAATTTATTATTGTAGATATATTACAAATAACATAATAAAAATGCCTTTGATAGAACTATACTCAATAACAGTAAATCAATATTTAAGTTTATGTAATTTTAACCCGGATTTTGATATTCCAGACGTAAATAAACAGTATTTAACCCAATTATATTCAAACGGAAATACTCAATCTGGATTTAAATTAATTCATAAATTAATATTTTTTCCAAAATTATTAATTCAATATTTAGATTTTTGTAAAGACACAAATATTGATTTACAAGCATTTTTATTACAAATGTGTGATAAAGTTTCATTAATACAATTGTGTATCAATTGCAATCTTGTACAAAGTTTTCAAATTTTATGTGATATTTCAAATTTATTATTTTTGGATGGTATATATAATTGTAATAATTGTTTCAACGAATTTCAATGTAAAGCTTTAGAATTATATAACTCTAAATCAAAATCAAAGTCAGAGTCAGAAATTATACATTTAGATAATTATGAATTATATACATATGTTAAAAATAATAAATCTTTAAATTTACACTATAATCGATTAAATTTACAGATTGATTATTATGATTTTTTTATTAAAAATCCGGAAATTAATAACAACTATATTTTAGACTATAATTTTTATAAAAGATATTTAGATTTGTATTATAATTATCGAAAAGAATTATATAATGTTGTAAAATCTAAATCTGATATTTTAAATCTAATTTTAAATCAAATTTATAAAAATTATAAATATATAGATATAAATAAAATAACAGATATACAAATTTGTAAAATTATTGTTCAATTATATAAATTTCCAGATTTAGAAGTAAAAGATTTACAAGTTGAACAGGTACAAATTTTTGAATCTGATTACAATAAAATTAAATCAGAATTGTAAAAAATTATATTAAAATTTATCAAATATATTAAAATTTATAAGATTTATCAAATTTATCAGATTTATCAGATTTAATTTCTGTAGTTTCTGTATATTTATCAGATTTATAGGATTCTGTATATTTATCAGATTTATAGGATTCTGTATATTTATCAGATTTAACTTCTGTAGTTTCTGTAATTATATCAGATTTACATTTTGAAATTATAAATGTGTCATTTTCTAAAATTCGAACTTTGCAATCTAATCCGGTTTCTAATAATGATTCTAAACTCGCCATCTATACAAAAAATATTATATTATATATAATATTTTAAAATCAATTTTTTATATTATATTAAAAGATATGCGAATTTATGTTATACCATCATCAGGTGGACGGTTTCCTAATCAATTAGCAATATTATGTCAAATATATAATATAGTTCCGACTCCTGAATTAATATTAGCTACATCTGGAGGAAATTTATGCAGTTATATAGCATTAGCTGGAGATTTCACTCCAGAAGGTATACAACGAGTATGTACTATGATTAGTAGTAAATTGTTTTCAAGTCCGTGGTGGCCTAAATATTTAAATTTTATACCTAGTTGGATTATAGGAACTTTTAAAGGAAGTATTTACAAACAAGGAAAAGGAAGTGCAGAATTAATGTCTAAAATTTTTACAAATTATAATATCAGTAGAATAGAAATATGTACTGGTACAACTGAACGAAGTACTGGAAAACATCAAATTTTTAGCAATAAATCTGAATCTCAATCTATTTTTAAAAATAGTAAAATAGATAATAATTTACTTAATTGTAATGATTTAAAATATACAGATGGTGATATAAAAATTATTTCTAAAGTGTGTACTGCAAGTGCAAGTATTCCGGTGTATGTCCCAGATAAAAAAATTATGGATAAATATTATATTGATGGAGGAACAACTTATTGGAGTCCACTAACTCCATTAGCAGATTGTATTGATAATTTATATAAAACTGAAGCATTACATATTGATTATATTAATGGATCCGATATTGAATCTAATTTTAAAACAGAAAATTATTTTAATATAGTTCAAAATACAGATAATACTTTAGGTCGTGTAATTAAATCTTTAGCAATTCAAGATAGATTAAGTGGGATCGAATTAATACGAAAATCAAATTATCGAAATCGATATAAAATAATGTACAGTTCTGGAAAATGTAATGCTAGTATTTTAAAAGATATTGAAAATAGTCGAAAATACGGATTTCGAAGTTTTCTTGAATTATATACAACTGAGGATTTAGAAATTGATATAACACATTTTACATATTTAGATATAGCTTGTAATATGGAAAAAGTGTATAATAATTACAGTTATCGATTTTGGATTTTAGTTGACTCAGTAAATATAGATAATGTACTACGATATTTAAATTTAGAAATTTGTAATAGTGATGCAGGCCGAATTTAAAAAATTTATTTTTTATTTTTATTTAAAATAAGTCTAAACTGTGTAAATGAATAATTCATTAGAAGATCTTCCTACAGAAATTGTAGGAAGTATTATTCAGTATGGTGTAATGCCAATCGATTTAAATCGAAACTTTTCAAGTAATTTATATTCAATAGACAAATGGAATATTTTAAAAAATTATTTTAACACATATATTAACGAATCTGATTTAAAATATGATTTAGAAGCAAAAGACTTATTTTCAGATTTAGAATATGAAGTTCCAGATTATAAAGATATAAATAAAATGTTTATTGTATACAGTTCTGGATCTGAATTTGATTTTCATAAATTTGGAAAAATGATTGTATATAGCAGTTTTAATTACAAAAAAATTTTAGATTTTTGTTTAAAAATAAATTTTGAATTTATAGGTTATATAATATTATCTAAAAATACAAATTTATCATCTGTATATTTACCACTTGCTTGGGAATATATTATAAATTTGATTCGTGAATATTTAGATACTTTTAATTCTGAAATTTACGATATGATTTTAGATTTTTATTATTATGTATTTCTTAGTAATGTATTAGATATTTACAAATATTTTACAACCCTAGATTCTAGGTTAAAGTTTTTATTATTTGACTCTCTTGTTATGGATCGTACAGGAGATTCAGTTTCAGTATTATACGATTTTATATGTAATGATGTTTTAAAAATGATTTTAAATCCTGTAAATTCTAAAATATCTTTATATATGTTATATTCTAAAAATTGTATAGATTCTGAATATTATATATTATTTTATAATTATTTTAAATCTACTTTACTTTCAGATTATATATATATTTATTTTTTATTTAAATTTCCGGATAAAAGATTATTAGTACGATTATTAGAAAATAATCGTGGTGAATTATATGAATTATTCACTTTAGAATATGATTCTGATGTATTAGAATCTAGATTACAAACATATGATACAGTATATGATTCTAGTTTTGAATCTTTTGTACACACATACATTTTAGGACGAAATTTAACCGAATCTGATTTATATAAATTATTAGAAATGTAATAATAAAAGTAATAATAAAAGTAATAAAAAAATATTTATTATAATTTTATAATAAATGTAAAAGTAATAATTCTAATAAACTTATTATATTATACTATTCACAAAATGTAAAGTTTATAAACCTATAATTCTGGGCGTAGCCCATTACATATGAGATATAAATTTTACAAAACGTGAAATTTATATTTTAATAAATTTATATTTTAATAATCCTTATAACTAATAAATTTATATTTTAATAATTTTATATTTTAATAATCTGTATAACTAATAAATTTAATAATTTTATATTTTAATAATCCTTATAACTACTATTTTTATAATACTGTAAATATATAATTAAATTCATCTGAGTCTGGAGCTTCAAATTTTTTCCTAAAAGTGTTAAACACAACATCTGGAATTTTTTTCTCTCGATTAGAATTCATATTTTTACAATAATTATACGATTTACTAAAATAAATATAAATTTTAGTATAAGTGCTATCAAATAATTTTAGAAATTTAGTTCTACTAGTTTTAGTGTAATTTAAATTGTCAATTACAATATTACAATTTGTAGCGATATATTTTATTGTGTAAGAATTGCTTTTTGAACCCATTGTATCATTATTAATTATTTTATAATTGTATCGATTGTACAATTGTAATGCAAACGTGCTTTTACCACTTGCAGGATAACCAATTAAAAAAATTACTGTTTTATTTTTACTTATTAAATCTGTAAATTCAGTGTTTTCAAAACTTATTATTTTTCCAGGATAAAAAAATGATTCTGGAACTGTAAATTCTAAATTACAATTTTTTGCAAATATACAATCAGAATCGCTAAAATCTGTAGCTCGACCAGCTGCATCTCCTACAAATTTAAGTATTTTACAATTCGGATACTGCAGTTTAAACTTTAAAAACATCCCGGTATCTGGTTTTCGAGATGAATCATCCGTTAAACTAAAATATGCGATAAAAGGTATATTTACCGCAGATTTAAAAATTTGTATTCGTTCTGTAATTTTTGAAATACTAACATTTTTTTGATTACTAAAAATTATTATACTACAATTGTGTAAAGATTGTAAAATATTACATACATATGAGAGAATAGCGTTTGATTTTGAAATTAAAGTATCATCAAAATCAAATGCTATGCCAGTTTCAAATTCTTTAAATTCATTATTAAAGGTAAATACTGAATTCATTTATGCAAAAAATATAATATTATATTTATTGTATTTTAAAATCAATTTTTTTATTTTCTTAACTCTGCTTTAACATCCTCTAAAGTTAAACAATAATCCATACATTGTAAATTTCTGTAATTTGGATTTGGAGTTTTACTTAAAATATTAGAACAATCAATATTATTAATAATATGATATATTAAAGGTTCTAATCCAAGATTTACAAGATCTGTAAAATTAGGTAATTCATAATATGTTAAAGGTTCAATAACGTGTAAATCAATTAAAGAATCTAAACTGTCATTACTAAAAAATTGTGCTATAACAGCTCCAGCTTCTAAAACTGGAAAATTATTATTATCTCGTGCGTCTAACATACAAAATAATAAAAATTTGAAAGCATCAAAAAGAGGAAATGGGTTAGATCCTTTAAATTCTGATAAATTATAAGATCCTAAAAATACATTTTTATATGTGATTCCTGACATTCCATAATCTATAATAGTAGCAATTTTATCAGACACTAAATATATATCACCATTTGAAGTTGGATATCTTAAATTAAATCCTTCTCCTTCGAAAGGGTTTCGTAGAATACAATTATTGGAGTGTAAGTCAAAATGCGAGTACTCATACCTCTGATTTGCAAGGTTAAGAGACAGTAAAACTTGTAAATAGTAATTGACGAATTGACCAGCTGTTAAATTAAGCATTGCTTTAGATATAACATCTCCTGGAATATTTTCTTGAAGTGCATAAGTAATAACATTAGAACCATCTGCACCACAAAAGTCTAAAACATTTTTATATTCATCGACTACAGGAGGATTACACTTAAATCCTCCATAAGCAAATGAAAAATTTGGAATATATTCTCGTAGTTTATTTAATGCAAGAAATGAAACTAGTAATTCGTGTCGTAAATCATCGTGTTCAATATCTTTAGATGTTTTTACTATTACACGTATACTTTCTTTTTCATTTCCAGCAATTGAAACTAAAAATACTTGACCGTAAGCTCCAGCTGCTAAAGTTTTAAAATTACGAACTGCTTCGTGAACTTTTTTACTTGTTTCTAATAAATTTTTTCCAGATAAAAGTTGTTTACTCATTAAATGAATACCTTCTTCAGTATTATATTCATAAAAATCATTTTTAATTAAATTGTTTACATTTTTAACATTTACATTAGAAGAGTTTAAATTATATAAATCAGATGTTAATTTTTGTTCAGTTGGATCAATTACAGTTTTAAATATTTTTTCTTCATAAGCTTTCCTTTTTTTATCTAATAAGTCTAAACGACGTGGATCGGCAGTCTCTCGAGATTGGATAAACTGAGTTCTTACTTCGTCTACAGTAATTAAATTTCTACCTGTATAATTTTGATCAAAACTCATTTTTATATAAACTAATATTTTATAAATCTAAAAAATATTTATTTAAATTTATTTAAATTTAAATAAACTTATTTTACACTTTTATACTTTTATACTTTTATACTTTTATACTTTTATACCTTTATATATTTCCCTTTTTCAAATTTTAATAATAAATTAGGATTTTTTAAATCTATTTTAAATTCAGATTTTCGACTTACAATATTAACAGATTTACAACTATAATTATCAATCAATGCTATATTTTTAAAATTACCTTCAGTTGAATCTGGTAAACTCAAAGTTAATTCCGAGTGTGCACTATTTACAAATGTTGTTCCTCTAGGATAAATTACTGAATCAGAATCTACTAATTGTGGAGCTTCTAATTGTTTTACAATTTCCATACGTTCTAAAAATTTTTCGTGATCAAGTATAAACTTTTTTTCTGTAGGTGTTAAATCTGGATTCTTTTTAGGAGTGCTTAAGGTTGAAAACATTTGAGACATCATATTTGACATTTCAGATTCAAATTCTGAATCACTCATATCCTCATATTTATTCCAATCTATACTATTGAAAGCTTCAAGCGGATTAAAAGTACTCATTTATAATTAAAAATTGAAAATAATAGATTTTTAATTATATTATAAAAATCTTTATTTTCAATTTAATATACATTAATTTATTAAAATGAGTATTGAGGTTAATAATAGGGTTAATGAGTGTATTTCAGAAAGTAATAATACGGTTGACCAAAGTAATAATTTAAAATCTGGATATATTTCAATTTATATGGGATGTATGTATTCAGGAAAAACCACAAATTTAATTAAAGAAGTTGCATTATACACAGAAATGACAAAATCTACAGGTTTATTAGTTAATCATTATTTTGATACTCGAGATTTAGATAATAAAATAAGTACACATAATAAATTAATTTCAAAAATTACACATCCGCTATATGCTGTATACTCACAGAAATTATCTGAAATTTCAGAATCTGTATTACAACAATATTCTATTATTGGTATTGATGAAGCTCAATTTTTCGTAGATTTATATGAAACTGTATTAAAATGGGTATCTGCAGGTAAATATATTGTAATTTCAGGTTTAAGTGGAACATATAAAAAAGAATTATTTGGTGAATTATATCGTTTAATATCACACGCTGATAAAATCGAATTTTTACAAGCTATATGTAAAGAATGTACATCGGAGGTTAAAAATAATTTTTTAACTCCTGAATTATTAAACACGATGAAAGCTCCTTTTACAAAAAAAATAACTGGAAATTATAATACAACGGTTGAAATTGGTTCAACTGATAAATATATTCCAGTGTGCCGAAAACATTATAATTGTATTTAAATGATTTTTTATGTATTTAAAATGAACGTTATAGGTTCTGGAACATATGGAAATGTAAAATATATAGATTCTAATACTGTATCGAAAAAAGTAAAAATTTTAGAATATATTAGTGATTCAGAATTAGAATTATATTCTCAGGAATTATCTCCAAATACTTTAAGAAAAGAATTAAAAAATGTTTCCGAATCTTTCAAATATGAAAGTTCTGAAGAATATATAAAATCTCAATTAAAAATAAACGATGAATCATATTTATGTAATTTACATTTATTATATCCAAATTTAAAAGAAACATGTTTTTTATCACAATTTAAAAGTCGATATATTGTTTCTTTATATAACGTAAAATTAGATTTATATAATAACTCGTTAGAATTAGATTTAAAAAACGTTGGAGTTGATTTATATACATATATACGTAAAAATGGAACTGATTATTTAAAATATATAATATTTCAAATTTTACAAATTTTAGAAGCTTTTTCTAGAAATGATTTAATTCACGGAGATTTAACATCACGAAATATATGTGTAGACTCTAAAGGTAGAATCTGTTTAATTGATTTTGGATCAATTTGCTTTAATTCTAAACATAAAAATGACACATATTGTACACCTATTTATGACGCCCCTGAAGCATCAAAAATGATTTTCTTTCCAATTAATGATGTTTATAGTTTAGGAGTATGTATTTTAACTTTATTTGATAAAAATATATTAAAATATGGTTATTTATATATTTCAAAATCATTACAGTTAATATATAATTTTGAAATCCGAAAAATAGTTTCAGCAATGTTAGAATCTGATTATAAAAAAAGACCTACAGCTTTAGAGTTGTTAAATTCTAAATATTTTTCTGAATTTATATTTAAACCGTTAAATATAAAAATAAAAAATGTTAAAACTGCGTATGATATAAATGATGTGTATTTGTATAACAGTAAAAAAGATTTTTCAAGTATTCGAACTAAATTATTAAAATATATTTATAATTTATTGCAAATATTAAATTTACAACATTATTCAATGCACACTACATATTTAATTGACACATATGTGTATTATAATATTTGCAATTACTCAGATTTAGTTTTAATTGGAATTTCGTGTGCGTGTATTACAAATATAATTTTTTCGTTTCAACGAATTGAAACTGCTTTATGTTATTACGGAAAAATTAAATATTTAGATTTATTATTGTATATTTTTAAAATTTTAAAATTTTTTGAATTTACAGTTTATATAAAATTTCCAGATTTAGAATATATGTATTGTAAAAATTGTTTTGATTTAAAAAGTTGTATAAATTGTATTAAATATGAAAAATTAACAAATTTATTAATTTCTGAATCTGGATTTGGAGTTTTTAATTATATGTATTTAAATATAGCTAAATTATAATACTAATAAAGATTAATAAATATAATAAATATAATAAAGATTAATAAATATAATAAAGATTAATAAATATAATAAAGATTAATAAATATAATAAAGATTAATAAATATAATAAAGATTAATAAATATAATAAAGATTAATAAATATAATAAATACTATTTTATTATATCTAACTATTAATATGTTTAAAAATTAATAAACTTATAAGACTCACAAAATGTAAAATTTATATTACATATGTTTCTGGGCGTAGCCCGAGTTATAAAGTTTATAAGTTTTACGTTTTGTGAATTTTATAATACTAGTAATCTTACAATACTAATAATTTAATTAATTTTAAAATACGTGAATTTTATAAGTTTATAATACTAGTAATCTTACAATACTAATAATTTAATTAATTTTAAAATACGTGAATTTTATAAGTTTATAATACTAGTAATCTTACAATACTAATAAATATTATTAATTTTACAATACTAATAAATATTATTAATCTTACAATACTAATAAATATTATTAATCTTACAATACTAATAAATATTATTAATCTTACAATACTAATAAATATTATTAATCTTACAATACTAATAAATATAAAATTAATAATTTAATAAATATAATAAAAAATTATTATATTTAAAGATTCTAAATAGAACGAACAATTTTTTCACTTTGAGAATATTTACGTAATGATATTTTATGTGAATCAATTGATTCTACAAATTTACTATTTTTATTCGAAACACTTGAAATAGCGAATTCACTTTCTAAATTTTCTGAGATTGGATAAATAAAAGGTTCAGTTGGTAAATATTCAGATATTTTTTTTCGGTTCTCAATACTTTTTAATATAATTTTTGGTAAAGGTTCCCTAGTCCACAAACAAATACGATGTTTTAATAACCAATCCCAATTTTGACGTGAATAAATGTATAAATGATTATCTCGAATTGATTCAATTAAATCAAATGAATTATATAAATAAATATTTTCTCCCATTGTATCTGTATCGTGGATTACAATACCAGATTTAGAATATGATTTAATTCTATTTAAATTTGATTTGTATAATTCAGTATAATATGAATCTACACCCACATTTTGCAATTTTAAATTTGAATCAGAAATCCATTTTTGAGACGGTAAACCTAATTCTAATTTAAATCCTAATTTATATGCATTATTTATTAATTCTGCTTTTGTAGAGTATTCATTTTCTGAAACTACAGTTTCTTTAAAAATAGTAGGAACTGTAAATTCATATAAATTATTAAATGTATTACTAAAACTTTCTGACACAACATCAGGTCTATTAGGATCACTTGAATTGTAAATATAAATTAAATAAATATAATAAGCCCAAATTAAAATAACAAAACTATAATAAATAACAGAATAATTATTTAATTTATATGAAGAATATATAATTAAACTTATTAATATTACTATTCCTAAAACTATCAAATATGAGTTATCCATTAAAATATTATTTAATCTTTTTTAATATTTAAAATAATAAATAATATTAAAAAAGATTAAATGAGTTTAGACGCAGATATAAATTTTGTATACCCAAAAATTAATTTTGATTTAAGTCAATGTGTAAATTTAAAATCATTACATTTATATAATAATATTTATTATTATACTGCAACTTATAAAAATGAATGTGCGGGTTTGAAAGCATATATTTCTGAAAATGGATATGTTCCTTTAACATTCACAATTAAATTTAATGTTCCAATTGATGTTTCTAATTTAAAAGAATTATTAACTGTGTATATACAAAAATATTATAATTTAGAAATTGATAATATTGAATGTAAATATATCAATGAAACAAATATATGTTTTACACCATTAATTTTACTTTGGAACACTCGATATTTTCCAATTTTTACAACTCCTAAAGATCCTATTTTTAAATTAAATATAATTGGATTTTTAGGATTAAAATTTATTTCAACTTATGAATTAACTAGTTTTGCATATTTAGAATTATTAAAAACTAATTTTAAAAATGTGAAAAGAATAGAACCTGAATCTAAATATGAATTTGAACCTGAATCTAAATATGAATCTAAATATGAATTTGAATCTGAATCTAAATATGAATTTGAATCTGAATCTAAATATGAATCTAAATCTGATATTTATTACCCTAAATTAGTAAATATAAATGGAATTTATTGTATGAAATCAGATCAAAAAGAGTTTATTGAAAATTTAAAACTCTCAATTCAAAAATATACACTTTTAAATTATTTTTATTATTCAGACTCATATATTTCTGAACTAATTACATTATGGCCAATAATAAAAATAGAAAATAATATTTATAGTTCATCTGAATTAGATTATGAATTTATAGATACAGCTATTAAAAGTATTAAATCTGGAAATTTAATAAAATATGTGTTTGTTGGAAATTGGATGTTAGAAAATGATAAAAATTTAGAAAATCGTGTATTATTATATTATTTATTTACAAAAAAATATACTGAATTATTTAATATTAATCAAGCTTTAATTACATATTTAGATAAAATATGTGTGAATTATGATTTAAGTATAAATTGTTATGTGTGCAGTTATTCAGAAGTTTTATTTTTAAACCAATTTTATACAAATTTAGAAGGTTTATCATATTCAATTTTTGATTCTTTAGAATTTGCAATAGCTAATCGATTTAAAATTCAATTATTAAACTCGGATTTACAATCTTTGATAGTTCCAATTCAATCTAAATATTATTTAGTTGTAAATTCTAAAGATTATGTTTTAAATTTAACAACTGATGATGATATATCATATTTTAATACACATTGTAAATTAGAATTAAAAGATTATCTTAGTTTATATGGATATTTTGATAATGGAAATTTAAAAGGTTTAACTAATTATACCACATTAAAGCCTGTAAATTTAAACACTATTTTAAGTATGGATTCAGATAATAATGTGTATGTAGATGATATATATTTATGTAATTTATCTGATTTATATACAAATATACAAAATACCGATGAATTATTACAGAAATTAACAGTATATTTTAATATAGGTGTATTTTTTAATGATTGGGGCTTAAGCTTATATTATTATTTTAATACTATTAATAAAAGTAATTTAACATTACAAAAATTTTTAACTTACTTTAAAAAATAATAAACATTAATAAATATTTAAAATATTTATTTTTTATATTTAAAATATATTGTATAAAATAAATTATTATAATAATTTATTTTATACAGTTTTAAACATAGCAAAAAAAAGAAAAAAATTGATTTTTATTTTTATTCCAAACTAAGGTTTATTATTTTTTCTTTTGCAAATTAAATACTTTTTAATTTATAATCTGTTTTACAGATATGTCGAGTCCAAATCCTCTTTCTCCAACTAGTACTACTAGTTCAACTGGTTCTGATTTAAGAAGTGTGTCTCGAGGAAGTAGTGTGACTGCTTCTACAAATATTCGTCATAAAGTACCATCAGGTCAAAAATATTATAATAATCATACTTTGTATGTCGATTCAGGTGCAATTCCAGAATCAGCATTACTCAATATGATTCAAAATGGAATTCGTGAAATAGTAGGAAATGCTCGTAAAGAATTTAAACTTACGGTTAACCCGAGATTTAAAATCAATTTTAAGAAAACTAAAACTGGAACAATAATGGGATATGCGTATATATGGGTTGAAGACCCAGTTTTATATAATTTACTTCAAAATTTAAATCCAGATGGAAGTAAGCGAATAGAAACAATACCTGATCCAGATTGGAAAGAACCAGAACCTAAACAAGATACTCCTGTAAAAACAGAACCAATTTTTACATTTAAACCTGGAATGAAATGGAGTGATTATGCTGAATTTGATGAAGATGAAGATGAAGAATTGCAAAAAATTCAACCAATGATTACTCGTGAATTACCAAACCTTGTAAATTGGCCTGAATTTCAATATACTGAATCTGAAAAAGACATTGCCTTAAATATAAATAAATATGCACTTTATACAGAAGCATATAAATTATTTAAAGAAAATATTTTTATTCGAGATAATGCAATTGAAAGTGATTATAAAACTGAATTTGAAAAATTATGTAAATCAATGAATCGGGCAATTACTGATAATGATGTAATAGAAGAAAATACTGAACTTATTACATATCATACAATTATTTATACCTTTAATAGTTTAAATGTGAATTATATGTTTGAACTTTCACAATTAATTGATGGTATTTATGAAAATTTAAATTTTATTTATGGAAATTATGATATTGATGATGATAAACCTAATTTTCACATAATTAAAGTGTTTGGAGCATATGCAACTAATCCAGAGGAACACGAATTAAAATATTCACTTAGTGCAAAAATATTTTCTGGAGAATTACCAGATCCAAAGGTTCTTGAAACTATTTTTAAAGATGATTCATCATATCCTGGGTTTCCAAAAGCATCAGTAGATTATAAAAATCGTATAGCTTATATTACATTTAATAATAAATCTCGCGATGCTCAATTTGCATTGTATATGAATAAAATTGTAAATTATAAAAGTCCAAAAACTCGAAATATTACTACAATTGTATTTAATTTAGCTCGAGATTATAAAAATATAAATAAATCTTAAATTTAATTAAAAAGTATTCCATATATATATATATATATATATATAATTTTAAAATAAGCATTATTATTATTAATTATACTAATAATAATGTAAAAAGTTGTAATTATACTTTCTTCATTTAAACCTGGTTCAAAATACAAAAATATACAATTTTCAAAATTGTAAAGATTTGATTGAGTTATATAATATAAAGTATAATTATTGATTGAGTTATATAATATAAAGTATAATTATTGATTGAGTTATATAATATAAAGTATAATATAAAGTATAATTATTGATTGAGTTATATAATATAAAGTATAATTATTGATTGAGTTATTTATATATAATGTATCCTTTGTCGAGTATCCTATTACGCAATCTTTCAAAAGTGTTAAAATTAAATATAATAAATATACATTTATACATTTACACTTTTAAATACTATATATTTATATATTTTTTATATTATTTATAAAATAAAGATTTTCAATTTTTATATTTAAAGAATATATTTTTTAAATAAAATAAAGTAATGTGTATTGATGAGTAAAAAAATATCTTGGAAAAAAACAAACCATACAGATATTAATAATGAATCTAGTATTGGAAATAGTAATGATTCTGTAATAGAAACTGCAAAATATACAGATGAGTCTAATACTACAGATGATACAAATTTAGAATCAGACTCGATTTGTAGCACAAATCGGTGTATACCGATTGACGATGAATCTAACAGTATTATTAATACTACAAATATGCTTGAATCACAAATAGATTACTCTGATTTATCTAAAGTAGAATCAGTTGTATTCGCTGATAAATTTGAAGGAGTGTATAATTCTGATTATAATATATTAAATATTAATTATAGTATTGTAAAAAAACTTAAAGATTGTGCAAAAAGTAAATTACCAGAATTATATGAAAAATGTAATAATTTTTGTAAATTATTGAATTTAGAGTTAAAAAGTGTTCAGAAAAAAAATATATTATTAGAATATAATGAAATTTGTAAAAATATTAAAGAATTAGAATCTGAATCAAAGTTAACTGAATATTTACAAAAAGCTACACCTTTTTTAGATTCGTATCTTTCATTAGGATTTGTAAAAAAGAAAATTAATTTTAAAAAAGACACAGATTCTAATTGTAATTCAGAGTTAGAATCGTGTATACGTATTGATATAATAAAACAATATTTAGATGTTGCACGGGAATATATTGAAATTAATTTAATTAATGAAACAATTAATTGTAATACTTGTAAATTATGTAGTTATGTTTTTACTGATTCTGAATTAGATTCTATTGAATTATATAATTGTCCTATATGCGGATTAGAAGTTTCAATTGTACTTAAAAATCCGTTATATTTGAAATATATACCAAATAATACATATAAAAATAGTTATTCAGACGATAAAAATTTTAAAAAAGCATTTGAACGATTTCAAGGATTACAAATTAATAAAATTCCAGATTCATTATTACAAAGTTTAGATAAATATTTTAGCAGTTATAATTTTCCAATTGGATCGACTGTTAAAGAATGGAAATTAAATGAATATAATGAACGTTATACAATTATTAACAATTCTGTAATTACAGTTAATCGAGAAATGTTATATACAGCATTAACTAAAACAAATAATAGTTTATATTATAATGATATTAATCTTATTTTACATTTATATTGGGGATTTCCATTACCAGATATTGAAAAATATAAAGAACGAGTTTTAGCTGATTATTCTTTAACTCAAAGTGTGTTTAGTAATATAGATAAAGATCGAAGTAGTAGTTTAAATACTGATTTTAGATTATATAAACATTTACAATTGTGTGGATATAAATGTAAGATTAGTCAATTTAAGATTATAAAAACTCCTAGTATTCGTGAAAAATATGAATTTTTTTGGCAAGAAATGTGTGAAAAAACTGGATTGCAATATATACCTACTGATTGGTAAACTATATAATTATATATTTTTTTATATAATTATAGTATAAGTTATAACTTATAAGTTTTACGTTATATAATATTATTAACTTCACAAAACGTAAAACTTATAAACTTTATAACTCGGGCTACGCCCAGAAACATACTTGTTATAAGTTTTACATTTTGTGAGTAATATAAAAAATATAAGATTATATTTTTTATAATTATATTTATTTATTATAATAATTAATTTATATTATTATAAATTTTATGTAGATAATTAATTTATATTATTCAATATTTCGAGACTTTAATAATTCTAAAATAATCTGTTTAATTTTATCTTCAATTTTATAAAATCCTGTACTTTGATAAACAGTGTTATCCTTAGAAATAAGAATATTTAGAGCCTCGGTATACAATTCTAATATATTAATATTTCTTGTATCGATATTATATTCAGCTGATAAAATATCAAAGCATATATCTGATCCACTATTAAGACAATTATTGACTATTTTTTGATATTCTATGAAAATAATATCTCTACACATTATATCATTGATACTATCATAAGATTCATCGGAATGTACCATTGTTAAAACTATTCCTGTTATTATAAATGGATCAATATGATTGTTATTCATATGTTTTTTAATAAAACTTAACGAATAATTATAAGCTTTATTTAAATCTTCAATGGGATTTTGCATTGTTTAATTCTAAGTATAATATTATACTTTAAAATAAAAAAAATCTTTTTTAAGTTTATTTTATAAAATTTTTTAATATAATTCCATTTTTAAACTTAAATCAGTGTGATTCGAATCAGTATTTTTATTGCTTTCAAAAGGAGGCGAATTGTAAAACAATTTTAAATAATTATTAACATTTTCAATACTTAAATTACAAATATTTTTTAAATACACAAAACTACTTTGTATTAAAATATTACTACAATGAGATAAACAAAATTCTGAATTAAATGTGTGTTTTATTATTTCTAAAATTGATTCTCGACCATATTTAATTTCATCGTTATTCCAATTATACGAAGCTCTAGGAAGTAAGTACACAAAATCAAGTATCGATTCTGGAATTTCGTGTACTAAACTGTACAGTAAAGTATAACATTTACTTTCACGTTCAAAAATATCATTTTTGATTTCAACTGTTTTTTCTTTTAGTTCAGATAAATCATTCCATAGATACGGATAAGAATATCCAGGACCTTTCCAATATTTTGCATACATTCCAGTTATAAAAATTTTTAAAATATATTTAAGAACCAGATTTGAATCTAAATTTAAATATAAAGTTTGTAATTTTGATATTTTAGATTCTAATTTGTTATTAAATTCTAAACCAGATTGTACTAATTGTAATAATCTATTAAAATATTTATAATTAGTAAATGATTCATTTGTAGTTTTACATAAATGTTTTAAATCATTTTCTAATTTAAGCATATCACAAATTTTAAATTTACAATTATGTGTTCCAGGAATATAAAACATATAATCCGGATTTTCAAAACATTGAATTAATTCTGTAAAATTATAAATATTATAATTTTGTAAAGTTCCAAATCCAATGACTGGATTATTAAGTTTATCAATAAATCTTGATTCTAATGTAAATATATTAGAATCAAGATTTACACTTTTATGTAAATTTGTAAATCTCCAATGCGGTTCATTTATTGATTTTGAAATATAATTTAACCATTCAATTCTATTTTCTGTAAATAAGACAGGTTCATATTGTAAAATTAAGTCTAAATCAGTTTGTTTATAAATATCTATTTTTTCAAAATATGTAGGATTTAAAAAATATTTGTAATATTTTAATTCGGTACAAAAAGTCATAATAATATTATTAGTATCTACGCAATTATTTAGTAAAATTTCATCTTTAATATAATCATAAAATAAGTTTAAATATGCAGTTTTATAACTTTTATAATCAGTTTTACAAATATTATTATGCTTTAAAATACAAATAATATCATAATTAATTTTATTATATAAATTTTTAGGAATATATTCTATATTTTTCATTATATCCAAAATATAAGTGGTTGCGCTATTATAATTAATATTTTTTAAATTAATAAAATCTAAATAAATTTGAAATATATGTTTATTTATTGGATATTTAGCGAAATAACGAATTGGGCTTAATTCTTTACAACTGATATTTTTATAATTATATTCAAATATACACAAATAAAATAACATATTTGAATCTAATGTATTATAATATAAAAAATCGAGTTTATAAATATGAGTTGTATAATCAATTTGAACTGGAGATTCAACATTATTAAATAATGTATAAATTAAAGTAGCTTTATCAGTTGGATATTTATATTTAGTTTGAGTTTGAGTTTCATAAGTTTGAATAATAGTTTGTGAGTTATTTGTATTAATAAATGTTTTTAATTCAGAATCAATATCTATATAAAATCCAAAATAAATACAATAATGAATTAATGTAATCATTTCTTCACGAGTGCAAAATGTATTTTCAAACCCAAGAACATTTAAAATTTTGTTTAATTGAATATTATTACATAAAAATAATAAACTATTAACTGGAATATAAAAATGATTATAAATTAATACATCTGTTCCAGAATTAATAAAATCGATTACATATTTAACTGGATTTTTACAAATATCTGTGTATAATTTAGAGTAAATAATATATGGTTTTAAATCATCTCTTAAATATACCGGATTAAAACTTGTGTTAAAATTATATTTTTTATTTTGTATTAAATTATTAGATATATTATTTTCGATGCTTTTATATTCAGATTGGATTTCAGGTAATGTGTCAGATATATCGATGACATTTGATGTATCAGATTCATTTATATTATCAGATTCATTTATATTATCAGATTCATTTATATTATCAGATTCATTTATATTATCAGATTCATTTATATTATCAGATTCATTTATATTATCAGATTCATTTATATTATCAGATTCATTTATATTATCAGATTCATTTATATT